ATTCTCTGAACTAAAGGTATGATTATCTGATGTATCTATTCATATTCCTGTAGAGTCTTCTGGTGGTGTAGATTGAATATATATTTTTGTAAAAGATTTTCAAATTTCTCCATCAAAATATCTTAAATCATTTACTTCTTTAACAAAAACCAATTGTCCTGGAATTTTATAATCATCATTAGCTAAATCATTTAATAGGTTAACTTGTATAATTGTAGCTCCACCACCAGATCCACTTATATTAAAAAGTTCTCAAGTTCCATTTGTATATTTATATATTTTATTGGTTTCAGATACATAAGCACACATACCAGTTCTTACTTTATTTGTATTTAATAAAGCAGTTAATTGTGTAATAGTGTCTAATTGTATATAACCACCAATAAGATCTCTAGTATCAGCAATTGGAAAAGAACCATTATTTTTAGGTTTTAATTGGCTTATTAATTCTATATATTCATTCATTTATTCTACAAATAAAGTATAAATTATTTCTAGAAAACTTAATGCATCAAGCTTAGAACCATTAATGTCTATGTCATTTTCAGAATTAACATCTACTATTTGTGCATATTCATCTTCTGTAAATTTCTTATCAAATTTAACCTCTTCTTTTCCTTTCTCAATTAAGAATTGATTATATTCATCTGTTAATTTTTTATTTAATTCTTCTAATCTTTTCTTTTGTTTTTCTGTTGGTTTTTCTAAACTATTTAATTCTAAAAATTCTTCAGTTTGTAGTTGTTTTATCATTTCAATACAATCATTATCGAATTGATTTTTAATTTTATTCAATTCAATACGCATCATCATTATCTTTACTTTTAGATTTTTATCAACATCATCTTTTATTAATATCTTATTAATAAAATTTTGTCTTATTAAAGCCTCATTTAATGTCATATTATTCTATAAATTTAGTGTAATCATTTTTCACTTCTTCTAGTACATCAAAAATATCTTGTAATATTTCATTATCTATCATTCCATCATTTACAGAATAAGATGTTGGATACATGCCAGAAACATTTATATTATTATATGTAAAATAATAAGATATTGTATTTGGTGTAGTTGTGTTAGATAACTCAAAATTTACGTAAACATTAACATCATTTACTTGTAAATTTCCTGAAATTCTTTTAACTTCTGTTAAAGCCATAATTAAATTTCCTCCATAATTAAATTTCCATTTTCTATACTAATATTATATGATTTATCAGTATTTTTATCTTTTAATGTAATATGATCTTTTAAATAATTTATTTGTTCTTGTTGTTCTTTAATTGCATTTGTAAGTAGTGCTACCATTTGGCTATATTTAACTCCATCAACAATATCATCTTGATATAGAACAAGTTTATCATCAATCTCTTCAACTTCTTCTGCTATAAAACCAAAATCTTCTTTGTTATCACTTTTTCATTTAAATTGTCTTGGTTTTAATTTTAATACAGCATTCAATCCTAAATTAAAATCAATTATATCATATTTATATTTTTGACTTGAAGAGTATCTAACTAATTTATATACACCAGAATCTGATGTAGCATATACAGCTGTTCCAGTACCTGTTGTTGGGAGTCCTAATTTAAGGTCTCCTGGTATTTTAACTGTATTAGTAAAATTACTGTTTACATTTGTAATTGTTAGACCAGAACTACAATCATTAGTAAATGAAAATCCACAAATTTCATTTAATGTTTCATCAACATAAGAAGAACTATAATATACATATATAGTACTAGCATCATAAATTGAAACAACTCTAATCAAAATATTAAAATTTGAACTTTCAATATCCTGCCTCATATTTGATCATTGTAAATATGTAGTATATAGTGTTGAGCTTGCAGGAAAAGAAATTGGGCCACTGTTAGATAATTCGTTAATGTGACCATTTTTATCAATATATCCAAAAAAAATTGTCGCAACATTTAATATGCTAGATGATATATTAATAGTAATGCGTAAGTTTGTAATGCTTGATCCAGATCATAAATTAAATGAAAATCCATTAAAGACTAATCAATCTGATTCTTGATTTTCACTCAATGTAACAGAATTATTATCTCAATTTGGCCCATTATCATAATCAATATTTGAATAACTAATAGTACCTGTATTATTTGTTGATCTTGTTTTTGTTCCAATTGATGTTAATTTTACAATTGCATTATTTGTTGAAGGATTGTGTACATGGAATTTAGTATTACTATTAATATTGGCAATCCCTATTCCAACATTACCACCACCAGTTGTCATATAAACATTAGAATCAGAAAAATGATTTAAATAAATATTTCCAGCAGTATCACCAGATGCTTTATAAGAATCAATATGAAAATTTCCACCATCAGATCCAGAAGTATTGGTTCTTGCCAACACACCAATTCCTCCAGTTGTATTTGTTATTATAATATCTCCATTAACATTGGACGTTCCATCAAATAATTGTCCTCAAAGAGTTCGAGTGGTCTGTAACTTTGTTGCAGACGCTACATTATCAGTTACTAGTGCCAACTTTACTCAATCAGTTGCTGTACCACTAACTCTTTTCCTTGTAAAAATATCATTTGAATAAAAATCAAAAGCCAATGCTCTATTATAATATGTATCTCCATTACCGTGATTTAATTTAATAACTGACCATCAATTATTAGTTGGTACATTTCCATATGAATCTACTGTATTTGTTTGTAAAAATTGTACTTTATCGGTTATATTATTAGCATTATTATAATTAATCAAATTAGCAGTTACAGATCCATTTGTATATCCACCTAAACTATAAGCATTTATATTATTTAAATTAGAATATAATATTCTTCATCCTGGAGAATAATCTACTCCATTATTTTGATATATTAATGTACTGTTTATTATACCATTAGATACTCCTGTAGTTGATGGTGTGTGTATAACTATAGTATAATAACTGGAACTTCCAAATGTTTCTACTGTACATCCAGCTAAATGTAAATTTCCAAATCCAGTATCTGTAATATAATTATTTGCAGCATAAGTTCATTTTCCTCTGGCAATTCAATGTGGTTGATTGAATGCTCCTAACGAAGTTAACATTGATACAAAAGCAGCAGTAGTTATTCCAGTTTGAGATCCACCAAAAGAATATGAATCAGAAAATGCTCTAGCAAATCCATTTGATTGTATTCCATCTAAATATTGAGAATTTAAATTAGTCACAAGAGCATTAGATGATAAAATAAATGGAGGATTGCTTCCATTAACAAACGTAGATACTATTTGTCCAGATGCTGATAATGTTCCTATACCAGCTAAATTTAATGTACCACTAGATCTATTTATATTAACAGCAGTAGTTCCTATATACATAACTTGATTTATAGCGGCAATACCAGCAGCAGATAAACTGTTATTTACTCAATTAGTACCACTTCATTTTAATATATCATTATCAGTAAGTGTTGAAATACTAACATTAGATAAAGAATTTAAAGAATGATTATGTGACGATAAAGCATAACTACTACTATCTAATGATCATGAATTAGTTGCTGTTTTTTTAAGAAATCCAACAGAACTATCTGATAGAGCAGCAATAGCATTTAAATCACCATCCAAAGGTTGATATACTCCAGCATGATCATGTGTTAAAGATGCTATTCCAGCCTCTGATAATGTATTATTCACTCATTTAGAGCCATCTCATTTGAGAATTTCACCAATAGTGTTAGAATCAATTGTAACATTGGATAATGAATCCAATATATGATTATGTGTTGAAGTAGCAAAACTTGATGAATGATAACCATCCAATAGATCGGCATTTAAATTAGCAACTAATGTTGTAGAAGTAACTGATAATGGTGCAGTACCTGTTGTTGCTGTAGATATTAATTGGAACCCTTGAATAGCTCCACTTGCTGTAATATCAGTTACAGAAGTTAATGCTCCTGATACATTAGCGGTACCATTAAAACTTTGTCCCCAAATAGTTCTTGCTGTTTGAAGTTTGGTTGCACTACTCGCATTCCCACTTAAAGCTCCATAAAATGTATTTGCATATATATTTATTAAACTAGTTCCTCCGCCATAAAAACCATATTCTGTAAAGTTTCCTCCGTCGTTATAATTTACATATAATCTACCACTAGCTAAACCTCCTCCAATATTAACTTCATTACCAGCATGTAATGAAACTGCGGCTGCACTTGTTGCTGTAGCGGCATTACCAATTAATGCCCCTGCAAACGTCGGAGCTGTTACTATACCTGTAAATGTAGGCGAAGCAATATTTGCTTTTAGGTCAATAGCTGCCTGAACGTCTTCAGGTGCTGGTGTCCAGTCTGTGGCTTTGTTGCCTTTCTCTATTTTTAATTGTGTTATTTCCACCCAATCGCCTGCATTAACAACTGTAGGGCGTGTCATAAACCAACTGCCTGTGCTCAAATCGAAATTCGCTGAACCTGTTATTTTAGCATATGCTTTGACAAATGTTTCTTCATTCAAAGGTTGTTCATAAGTGAAACTTCCAAAGCTGGTATTTGCAACGCCAGTATTCATTATATAGTTATATGCTAGAGGGACTGTCCCCCTAACTAGCAAGGAAATTGTATACTGTTCTCCTGCTCGCAACAACATTTTTCTTGCATTCGAACCTTGTTGAATACTTATATACCCAGAGCCATTGTCGGTTGTCTTGACGGTTGTAAGACCTTTATATTCGCCAAAAGATATAGTTCCAAATATAGTTCCATCTGAGTACGGAACCCACTCTTTAGAATTTGTTAACCGTGCTAAATTCCTGCCACCTATCTGAATATTATTTACCGCCGTTGAGATGTCTGAAGGGGTTGCTATTCCTGCTTCTACTAATGTATTATTAATCCATTTACTACCGTCTCATTTAAGTATTTCACCAGCAGAATTTGAAGTAATAGTAACATTAGAATGACTGTCTAATGTATGTGCAGAAGGTGCAAAAGTTGTTGGTTTACCTCCTATATAATTTCATAAGGTGTCAAAGAAGTTACCATGAGTCCAAATTCTTTTAGTATCTTGAATAAATACTATAGATTTACTATCAATTAATCCATTGGCTAAATCTGTATCGAATCTAGCTTGTGTAGCATAATTAAGAAATTTTGTTTTATAAGCCATATATTATTATTAATAAGCATACGTTAATGTTCCATCAGACGCAATCTCGGCCCATCCCATTTTAACTTCTAAATTGGTAGTATCTCAGAAGAATTCTTCTCCAAATTTTAATGAATTAGTACCAATAGATGCTGCTGAAGTTGGATTTGAAGTTGTTCTTAATAATATATCTCTTCAGCTATCAGTTGGATATTCCCATTTAGGAAGACCTGTAGTAAGATCAAATGTTAAAACTCAATTATCAGATGTCGGATTAGCCAGTGCAGATAATGTATTAGTATTAGATCCATATAGTATATTTCCTTTTCCTATAGAAGACAACCCAGTTCCTCCATAAACAACTCCTATTACAGAACCATTCCATGTTCCAGTTGTAATTGTACCTACTTTAGTTATTCCAGTACTTGCTGTGGTAAGATCAGAAATATCTGAAGTTACTATTTGATTTCATGCTGGAGCAGCACCAACAGTTCCAGTTCCAGTTTGAGTTAAATATTTTTTAGTAGTAGTGGTGTTTGGAGCCAACATAGATGTAGTATCTACATTAGACTGATAAGGTAATGAACCTAATACACCACCAGCCAAATTAGAAGCTTTATTAATTATATCAGTTGTCAATGCAATAATTCCACCATTATCTGGAAGAGTTCATGTTCTGTTTGCGGTTAAATTATTTCAAGTAAATATTCCAGTAAAAGCACTTGTAGCAGTACTATTTGGAGATATTTTAAATGTATCTGTTCCAGCTGTAGCATGTGTAAAGCTGACATCACCAACAAAAGTGGGACTTGTATTAAATACTACTTTTCCACTTCCAGTCTCATCACCAAGTATACTTGCTAATCCAGCAGAAGTATTAATATTAGAAGTATAAACTACTGTTCCTCCACTACCAAAAGATATAGTAGAACCGTCTGTTCCACTTAATGTTACAGAATTATTTACCGTAAGAGTTTTTCCACTTGCAATAGTTAATGTTCCAGTGGTAGTTGTAATATTTAATCCATTTATAGATGTAGCAGTAGCAGCACCTAATATTGGTGTAGTAAAAGTTGGACTAGTTGTTAATGCTACTACATTTCCTGTTCCACTTAATGTATAATTAGCAGATGCCACTCCACCAGAAGTTACAGAAATTAAAGATGTACTTGCTGGAGTAGACAAATTAAGCAAACTAAGTCCAGCCGTTGAAGTTGTTAAATTGGTTTGTATAACATCCCAACTATTTCAAGAAGATGCAGTAATACTACCATAAGCAACTGCAGCAGTATTATCTGTATTACAAATAAGCATATCTCCTACTTCAACTGGTTTAGTATTATTAAAATTACCAGCTACAGATACTTTATATGTATCTCCTTTATTTGCAGCAGGTAATCCACTGGAAGTAGCATCTAATACACCTTTATAAACCATTGCATCTGTAGTAGCTATTATACTATTAACAGCTGAATAAACAGCTCCAGATGTAATTAATTTTGTGCTTCCAGATGCTATAGAGCTATCTGCCTGCTGTCATACTGGTGCTCCGCTTGTAGTTGGCGTAAGATAGTAATCCGTTCCAGTTGTTCCAGAGGAAGTAGGAGCATAAAAAGTAGATGATTTTGCAGCACTATTATTATAAACAACAGCAGTTCCATTAATAGTTAATGTTAATGAATTTTGTAATGATCCAGAGAATATTAAAGCATATAATGTACTTGTTGATAAATCAACTTTTAAATTAGTATTAAAATTGGTTTCAGCAGAATTTGTTGTAGTAGCAGATGTTCCTGTTAATAAATAAGCAGTAGTAGAAGTAGTATTTAGATTCTGCTTAACTTGATTTAATGTAGCTGTTCTATTAGTTACTCCAGTATAATGTCCATATTTATCGAATACAAGTTGTGGAACTGTTATAGAAGTAGAAGAATCTGCACTCGGGCCAGCAGATTGTGCTGCACTAAAAGGAGCACTATGTGTAAGAGTTGCAGCCCCATTAGTAGTTGTGGAGGATATAATAGTGTCTCCAGTTATTGACACTACACCAACATCAAAAGATGTTAATGTTTTATTAGATGCATCTTTTAGTGTAACAACTGATCCACTTATACTTGATGTAAATAATGGACTCGCAGAATCATTAAATATTCTAAAATATTGTCCATGTGTTCAAAGATAGCCATCTTCTGTAAATACTATTGATTTCTGAATGGTATCTTTAGTTGGATAGGCGGTTTCAAATCCAGCTTTAGATTTTGCATAAATTAATTTACTCATTTTTATTATATTATTTCTTCAATATTAATTGATAAATTATTGTTTTCCAATAAGAAATCGTTTGTAAAATTTAAATTATTTCTTACAGAAACTTCTTGATTATCTTTATTAATTGCCTTTATATCTACAGAAGAAAAAATTAATTCTCCAGTTTCTGTATCTATTCTGCCAGTTAATCCGCCCTCAGTTTTTATTTTTACATTTTGACCAGCTATAACTTCAATTCCCAAAAAAGAGTCGTTAACCTTAATACCATTAATAGTTCTATTATCTATTTTTGTATTTAATTCATCTTTTACCTTTCATACCATATAAGGAGATGCAGCTATGCCATTTGTTATATCTGAAGCATTCTTATCGGCAGAATTACTGGGTGGTGCTGGTATACCATTTAATTCTTTTTGCAGTTTAACATGTCCATATAATTCAGTAGAAGCTCCACCATATTCTGGATTTTCAGATAAGTGTATTTTTGGAGTGGCTTCACCAGAAACATTTCCCTGTAAATCTCCTATAATTAAACCATTTATAACTTTTAAATCACCAGAAGTAATTGTTATATCATTATTTGTTACCAATCCTCCAGATATAGAAAGGATCTTTGTATAATCATTATATAATAATCCAGATGCTTTTCTTACTTGATTAATATCTGTATTATTGCTACTTTCGTTAAAAGATAATAAAATATTTCTATCTACATCCACTGTTGTAGGAGCAATTTGTGCTACATAATCTCGAATAGATACAATACTATTTTTTATATTAGTAATATGACCATATTCATCAATTGTAATATTAGGTACATAAAAACTACTTGCATTTGATTGATTATCTGAACCATAAATTCCTGTATCAGCACTACTTTTCTTATGTAATAGTTTTTTTGTATCTTCTACTCATTCAAGTGGATATTCTGTGTTAATATAACTTAAAGCATTACTTGATAATATAATATCATTATTTATTCCTTTATTTATACTAAGACTTGTTCCTATAGTTTGTAAAGTAAAAAAACTGTCTCCAATATTTATAGTTACTTTTCCATTTGATTCATTTACAGATACAGTTGGAAATCCCATACTAAAGTATATTCCCTTAGTTCATAATTCTTTAGTGTCTTCTATAAATACAATTGGATCAAGTCCTACGGGTATATTTTGTTTTTCTCTCTCAAAAGCTGCTTTTGTTTTTGCTAAAACAAACTTGCTTGTAATACTCATTTATTCTATTGTTTGTGTAGTTAAAATAGAGTCAATTATAGATAAAGAATCCTTTATCTTTTGTTGACTATTTATATAATTTCCATTTGCTTCTGATTTTATATCATTTCCAGATAGTACTGGATTATTTTTTATTAATTTTCCATTTATAGTATAATTTTCTATATTTTCTACTCTATCAATTAAAGCATTTACTCTTTCAATTGTAGTAACATCATCAACAAATGTAATTCATTCATTACCATCATACAACAACATTTTATTATCTTTTACTCATACATGATATATTGTTGGAGGAGGATCAGATCCTCTTCATAAATTTACCTGCCTATTATTTATCATAAATTGTAATATTTAATTGTCCCAACCCTTTATATTTTGTTCTATATAATGTATATCTAACACTATTTAAAAGAAAAGTACCAATAGTCAGAAATCCACCAATAATATTATCAACAGCTATTCTATTTTTTGTATTATAAGGTAAATAAATATATATATAATTATCTATTCCAGCGGTAATAGAAAAGTCTTTGTCTTTTGTTTTATACATGGATACTGTATTACTTGAAACACCATAATAAATTGGATAGTAAATATTAAATATAAGTGTCTTAGTATAATTTTTATTATCTATGGTATATTTTAATACAAAATTAGTTGAATGTGTAATATTAGGTATTGTTAAAGATCTTTCATTTATATCAATAATATTATTATTTATTGATTGAAATGTTACTGGATTATCATAATCTCAACTTAAAGTAATATTTATAGGAATTTCATCTATAAAAGCATATGATTTATCAGATGTAAAGAATTTTAAATTAAAAGCATTTAACTCATCAATTTTAATATTAACTCACTCTGTATTAGCAATCTGTGATGAATTATCAAATAATTCTGGAGTTGGTACAGTAGGTATTCCTTTAAATGCTGGAGAAAATATATTTGCCTTTTCATCCAGTGCCATACGAATATCATATCCTCAATTTCCAAGCCTTATATTTAATTCATCAATTAAATTATTAAATTTTGATATTTCTAAATTAGATATTAATTCATATAAATCTGTTTGGTTTATAATATTACCATGTATATTTCCTCAAACTAAAGTATATTCATCTGAAACGCCAAGGTTTCTTCTTGCAATTGCTCTTTCATATTCATTAGAAAGCTCTGAAAAAAGATTTATTATTTTAAAATATTCTTCTTCTTTTTTATAATAATCTGCTGGATCGCAAGTATCACATTCTTCTTCTAATACAACATCCTCTTTCTCAAAAACAATCACATTTTCAATTGGATAATCTAGAAGTTCATCCACAAGATTCCCATTTAAAACCTGTGTATCAGGTTCTATATTGTCAATTGATAGAATATTAAAATCTTCTAGTTCATCCATAATTATATAATTATAATTTGTTGTGCATATGTAATTGGATCTAAAAATGTTAGAATTGTAGCTTCATTTACTTTATGAATTGTTTTTGTTATGGTTGTAGAAAATGATGTATTTCCTATTGGAATTTTTTTATTATATATTGAACCAGAAACATAACATACTGGCTCATTAAAAAAATTATTTGCAGAGCCTCATCCAAGTGTTGTGTCATGACAGCCTCTTATAAAAGTATTATTTATACATGCATTTTCTAATGTATTATTGTATGTATCACCTATAAAAACATTGTTATAACAACCAGAGCTTAATTTATTATACTTTGTGTTTTGTAACTCAGACGAATCAATAACATTGCCATTAATTACATCTGAAAACGTATATAAATCTATATATGAAGTTTGTATTGAAAAATTTGAATTTTCTAATTCACTAGATGTTCTTCTAAATTTAATATTTTTAAAATCATATTTTGCCGAATTACCATTATTATCCTTTAAAAAAGTAATTGATCCTTTTGAAGATTTGCTGTCTGGAAAAATTTGTTTTGTTTGATTATATTCAACAATTCATTCTGGATGGGATAGTATAACTGCTTTCTTATTCAAAAGATTTGGAGAATCTGCCGTAACCAGTAATTGATATACAGAAGATGGATTTGCATCCAACCCTCAAGTAATATTAACTCCTTGGGAATTCTTTACATTAGAACTATAAATTGTTTGGAAATCAGTAATAATATATTTAGCTCCAGTAATTAAATTATTATGTATAAATAAATCATATAAATTACTATAATTTATTTCTATTGGTGCTGGCTCAAGCGTTCCTCCAGCATAATCAATTATACCAATATTTCTCCTAAGCTGTGCCTGCTCAAGATCAGTAAGCCCAGATAACAATTCTGCCTTTTTAAAATAATTATTTAAATCTGACAGACACGCATATCTTTTAACTACAGGTTTTGCCATATTAACTATTTATTACAAATTCATATATAGCATCAATATTTGTTAAATATTGATAGGTTTCTACAAACATTATTTTATTTAAAATATGACTATAGTCTACAGTATATCCAATACTTTCTTTATCAAGCCACTTGTTAAAAGAATCAATGATATTTAATTTTACATTAGTTAGTGCATCCACAATCATAAGTTATTTTAGTATCACATAAAAGACCACATTTTGATACTCTTTCAAGCATCTGTTGTGCTTCATAATATCTTGAAAAGGAAACTAGATATTTAATAGAATTAATTGCCATTCAAAACAAATCTCTATTGAATATTTTCTGTTTTATTGCATTATCATTTTCATTACAACTTTTTTGTAAATTTAAGAATAAATCTTTACATAAAATACCAAAACATTCATTTAAATGATATATGATAAATTTACCCTTTTCAGCTCTAATAATTGTAGAAGTAGCACTTGTTTCATTTAAAATATCATCTATAGTAACTTCTATTCCCTGTGGGTAATTTTTAAATTTATTACCCAAAGTATCATACCAATATATTTTAGAATATGCATCAAATGATTCTGATGAATGTCTTTCTAAGTACATTATCCAATTTTCATTTGGAATTATTAAATGTATGATTTTGTATAGCCCATCATGCAAATCAGTAAAATAAGTTCTGTCTATTTCTGTTTCATGATTATTTATATTCATTGCTTCATATCTAGCATTGCCAACAGAATCAAGGCTATATAATACATTAACAGTAACAGTTTGACTATAAGTATAATTTCTTGTGCTTACAATTAATTGATCCTCAGTAAGGTATTCAGAATTATCACTTTCTAATCCTTCTACACATATACCATAATTTTTAGTTTCAAATATATTAAATACTGCATCCATAATTATTTTTTTGTTATTTTAGCGGATAGTCCTACAGCTGCACAAAACGTAATAATATATCCACATATTTTAAATACTATTTCAGAAACTCCATATTCTTGTAAATTAAAGGCTTTGTCAGCCATCAATACTGCAACGGCAGATGAACCAATTATGGTTGCCAATTTTAACACTTTTTGTCAAAACTCTGGACTCTCTGCTTTTCATCTTTCTTTAAGTTCTTGAATTCAATTAATCATTTTTTATTTCGTCATTTCTTTTGTTTGTATCAATAAGCTGAACTCCCTCCAACTCTACTCTCTTTTGTTGTAACTTAACTAATTCTTCCTTATAATTACTATCTGTTTTGGCTTTATATCACTGTATTTGTTTTTCAAATTCTAATTTTTCATTTTCAAGTCGTAGTTTCTCTTCATTTAAAGCCTCTATCTGTTTTTGAAGTTGCTCTGATTGCTTTGTTGAATCTTTTAAGGCACCATCTAGTTGTTGTAGTTGTTCTATAAGTTTTTCAACTTCATTTTTTTCATTCTGTTTTTTTACTAAAGATGATTTTACGGTTTCCTTCATCTGTGTCAGGCTACTAGATGTTATAATATCTACTAATATATCTGGATCTACCATATTATTTTTAGTTAGTTCTATTCCAAATTGTTTTATTAATTCTTGGTCTCTTATAATATCTGATGTATCTACAATACTTATGTCAAAATCAGTAAGTGTAAATTGTTCTGGCAATGCAGTAAATACCTTATTTAATTTTTCTCCAAGAATGAGTGTTCCAGATAAACCATTCTTATATACTTTTTTTGCTACATTTAAAATATCAATAAGCATTTCTGCTGTTAGAGTATTCATTATCTGATAATATTGTTTTGTAATATAGGATGATTGTCTAACACCAACTTGTACATTTGTAACAGCATCTCTTTGCTCAATACCACCAAGTCTTTCTCGAAATACACCAGTTATTAGTGAACAAGCGTCTTCATTTCTCTGAATTGCAAGGTCTATGGCTTGTATAGCCTGTATTCTGACTGTATCATCAAATCCACCAAATATTGTATTTGGCATGGAAGGCATACCTTCCTGTGTAGAATCGATCAATGCCATACCTGTTTTTTTATATGCTTTTCATTTTAAAAGCCTTTCTTCTGGTGTATTTCCAAGAAAAGCGGGCAAATAACCAACATCAATTCAATCTCCAACAGTTCCAGATTCTGCTATAATATTGTCTTTGTAAAAATATAATATATCATTTCTGTCTTGTAAATCGGCAGTTTTAAGCATAATTGAAAACGGATCTCCATTCCTGTCAGAATAGAAAACACCATTAATAGATAAACTTGTAGACTTTGGATCATCAATACTTCTTATTGCATCTTCATCTTTTCCATGTAAAATATAAATAGAACCTCCAATTCTAACTCCACTATATCGATTTACAATATAACTTCCATCCTCTTTCTCCGTTTTTAACCATTCTACTTCATAACATGGAAAAGTTCTCATTTGCTTTGCAGTAGATGTTTGATATGGAAGTAGTGGAGATACTTCAAATCCACCAAGAATTCCATCACTTTGTGTAGTATTATTTACAGAATTATCAAGTGTTCTGACATAAGTAAAGCTTCCATTAGCCTCTAATCCTGATTTTGTTTCCAAACTCTCAAGATCATCTTTTGTTAAAAGATCTCCATATTTGGCAAGAATTTGGTCTTTTGTTAAATATTCTCTGATTACAGCTCTTGAAGAATTTTTTAAATAGATAGATTCTACATTTCTATCTACAAAAGTATTAAGAGGATTTAATACTTTTAAAACAATATTAGTTTTAGATGGAGATGGTTGAACACGGTAGTATGCCATTCCAGAAACTAATAGGTCTATTAATAATGTTTTTCTTTGGTTTAAAAAATCAATTTTTCTATTTTGTAATACTCAATTAACAATATTTTGTCCAGCAATTTCATAATCAGAAATAAAATTATTTTCTATACTTTCTTTTAATTTTTCCAGTCTATTTTCTACTTCCTTGTCATAACCATCCGAACTTATATTATTATAAATTCTGTCTTTTAAATATTTACGTAATTCACTTGCTATTGCATTATTTATAGCTATTTGTTTTTCTTTAAATATGTTTGATAGTGTAGCTTCATCTTTACATGTAACTCTAGGCAACAATTCTGTTGATATATATTCTCCAACTAAAACATCTACATGTTTTCTAACCATTGGTATAAATTCAACAGATGTTGGCGTTCCTATTCCATAATTAAATTCTAGATGTCTATACTGCTCTGGGTCTCTTTTACCATGGTAATAGTTGTAAGCTTTTAAAACCTGTACTTTATCATATACAAGTTCAGATATTGCCTTATTTATAATATCTATATACTCTTGTTCCTTTTTTGTTCTATTTTCCATAGTTTATTTCTTATTAGGTGTACGAATTGTTCTATAATATTCAAAACGAATATAATTACGTGTTGCCAATTCATTATATATATATTTTAAAAAATCTTCATCATTAGATGCTTCACAAATTAAAACAGTCGGATACATATAACTTGGTATTCCCAATTTTAATGTATATATAGAATCTTCTTTAATTACTTCTAGAAGTCCATTAAAAATTGCTCCATATTGAGTCTTTATAAAGTCACGAATCCTGTTCTCCAGGTCTTTCCTGTAAATTTCGTTCATAATCGTTTGTTGGAATTATTCCATAATGTTTGTATCCTCTGAAATCTGTTCATCATCCCACATGATGAAATTCTTTATTTTTCTTTATTCTCTCTTTTGGTTTTAATACAGCCAATTCCTCATCTCCAAGTTCAGCCATTCCCATTGCTGCCACAATATCAAATTCTTTCTTTTTTGCATCAGAATATCTTAATAATTGATCAACCATGTCCCTAAAATGCATCGTATGTGAGTAATCAAGAATAAAATCATATAACAATTCTCTATAATGTGTAATTGTTTTAACTGTTGCTGGAGCGCCATACATATTTGAATTTCCCTTTACTACATCCGTCATTGTAGACCTTGGTCTTTTCATTAATAAATGTATCAGTTTATTATCTCTAAAATAGGTTAATATGGCTGTTCTCGTAGATTCAAGTACTGCTTTGCAACCATAATATACTAATAATTTAGCAGCAGTATCATAAGCTTCTTTTAAATATTTTGGCCTATCATTATACATTGCTACATACATTGGATCTTTTAATCCAAATATTCTTTTTTTGATTACAATACAAAATTTAGATCCACCAGAACCAGAAGCAGAATCTTCAAGTCCTATATCAATAGAGTCTATTCCACCAACATATAAATTATCATAATATTCTCCATCTTCTGTTTTAATTGGATGTTCTATGATAGAAATTTTTCCAAATTTAGCATCTTCAACTCACTCAACTCCAATTATTTCGTCTTTTTCATTTCTTTTCCAAACCAAATAACCTACTGAAGGTTTTTTTGTATTTTTATGTACTTCAATATTTGTCATTTGGTTTGCCAGTTGTTCTTGGGGGAAAAAATTATCTCCTTCCAAACTAAAAGCCTCATCTAATGTAAAACAGTATTCTGCTTTATAAATCATTAAGTCCTTTGGCTTATGTTCAAGAACTTTTCTTTCTTTTTCATAATGAGCCTTTGCCAAATCTGGATCACACCACCCTCTATTATCAAGCAATTCAAAAACAATTTTAGTTGCTGGAATAAAGAATGCAGAAAATGTATAAGATCCATCTTTAGTATAATTATGTCTATATTTTAAAATATTATATGCTTCTGGGTCTGTTACAATATCTTTTAACCCAGCTAATTGTGGCCCAGTATCTCCACCAGTTCCTCACACAATTCTAGTTCCTACTCTACTTCCTCCTAATACTTTAATTAATGCTTCTCCCTGAATATATTTACTTTTTAAATTTGGATCAGATCCAGCCTCTTCAAATAATAGCCTTTCTGTTCTATCACCCCTTATTTTTTCTGCAGAGTCTGCAATTACCCCCTCTATTTCTGACATATGTCCTTTTTCAGAACCATCCTTTGTTTTTTTGGATGCTCTTTTATACGTATTAGTGTCAATTGCCATTCTTAAATGCTTAAATCCTTTTTCAGTTTCTTCATTTAATCAGTTAAGCTGTGCCCATATTTTAGATAAAATTGGAGACAAATGTCTTTCTGATGGAGCGGTAACAAGAGTTCTATAATTAGGAGTAGTTGTATATGGTCTTACAGCCAACTCTGCACCTATTTCAGATAAACCAACACCTCTTGATTTTATAAGCCCAATATCATATCCCAACAATTCACACATTTCAACATAATGAAAATATTCATATTGAAATACTAAGAACATTGGAAATTCTATTTTTCTACCCCTGCTCTTTTCATTTCTAGACCCTTTTAGTCTATGAAAATTTAATCAAAAATAATTATCACCAGAAATCCTATATCCATTTGATTCATAACCTTCAACGCATCTCCTAATTCTTTCAGATCAAAAATCTCTATAAGATTGTGTACCAAACACTGTATCACTATATTTACCAGTATTCATTTTATGTATAGCGTCCTCTCTAAATCAATCAGGATTAAAGTCCAATCCACTTGTTTTATTAATTGGTATATATTTTGTTAACTCATAAGATAAATTAGTATCAAAATATTCTATAGGATCAGTTATTTTTACATCTCATTCCATACATTGCTAATCAAAAAATCCTTCTTCTACATCACCTCTAAGTGTAGATTCTTCTTCTAAATCTTGTTTAACCTGCTTTTCAAGAGATTGTAAACTAATTATAAGGTCTTTACATCCTTTAATCTCGGCAATTAAATCTTTTGTTTTAACAATTGGTTTGTTTGTAGCTGGGTCTCTCTCACTAACGTCTACATTTTGTAAATAATGTATAACAGTTTCTACAGATGCCATCGCTGCTCTTAAAAGTCTAATTGACAATCCAGAATTCTGAATTTCATCATATTTTCTGCAGGCAGCCCTAAAATCTGGATCACCAAATTCTTCCTCCGTTAATCCAGAACTATCTAAGGCACTTAAATGTCTGTCTTGTTCCATGAAATTAAAAAATGGACTTTCCCAATCAAAAAATAAATAAATGTATGTGAATTCTTTAAAAGCAAGTCTGTCGTTTTTATATTTTGATCTGCTTTTATTTATTAACGTAGCAAACTCTTTTACTAACAATATTTCATCTTTATTTAAAGATAACTTAGCATTAATTTTATCATATGTAAAAAACTTCATAATTAGTATGTGCTTTTATTTTATATAAACTATCAATTATTAAAATTATAGTTTTTTCTTTAAATGTTTATTTATAATATCAGTAATAGGATTTTCTATTTTATTGGGGTTGTTTTTTGAATCAATGTTTTCTTTTTTATTTTGAATATTTCCGCCATTCTTATCCTTCTCTGCTTTTGAATTTTTGCACCCACAAGCACAAACCTCTACCATTTTACCACCAGCCCTTTTCAATACAATATCACACCCACATTTACACTTCTTTCCAGTTGATTTTGTTTGATACTTTTGAAGCTTTTTTAATTTCATTCCCTTTTTAGCAAGGGCCGTTTGATCTTCTTGATTTTTTTGTGATTCTATTAAACTTGTAATAGCTGTTTCTGGATCCTCTGCATAGTTTTTTCAAAATTCTTCACTAAGAGATGGAATTAGTTGTGAGAACATATTTACATATTCTTCTTTTAAATTCCCATTTTCATCGGCAGCTTCTTCTTCGGATACTCCCATTAATGTTAAATAATTTCTTGCAAAATCAGAAATAAGATTTTGAAATTCGTTTTCGTCCATATTATTATTTTAATATATTTTATAATTTAATTAAATCTTTTGTGTTAAATATAGCTTCCTGTAGTTCTCCACTAACAGTAAATCATCTGCATAAAATTCCCTGGAAATACTCATTCATTGTATGATCTCTAGTTATAACAGTTTTGCTTATTTTTTTAACTACAAGCATAATTGGTTTATTTGGTATTTCCTGTCTTATTGTTACCAAGTCTCCTGGTAAGAAAAATTGTTTAGTCTCGTCCGCCATAAAATCTATCTTTTAATCCTTCATTTAAAACACATAATAGTTGTGATTCAGAAGTAATTACATATCCAAGTGACATAAAAGGCAATGGATAGACTGTACGTGTATCATAATATACATCATCTCCAGGTTTAACATATTTACATTCTGGGCCAACCTCTATTACTTTTGCACATCCAACTAATACTTTTAACTTATCTTTTTCTCCAGAATCTGGATTTAAAAAGTCTCCATGATAATCTACAATAATATTCCCATCTACTATTTTTCTATATGGATTTTCTGGATAGGCCATTAAAATAACCCTATTTTGCATTGGAATCATCTCTAATTTATCGGCCTTCTCATCAATTTCTTTTTGTTTCTGTTTTTCAGCTTCAAGAAGAATATTATTAAGTTCTTCCATTTCACGTTTTTCTTGAATACTTAATCCATTAATATCTACAAGATTTTTACTATTAAAAAAAATCTTGTTGTTCATGTTTTCATACTTACTCATAATTTTTTATCATTTATTCATTGGACATTTAGCATCTGGCACTCTACATTTTGAAGCAAGTATACAACCACAACCATGTATATATCCAGGTTCTTTAGAAGAAGAAATCTCTTCTGTTTCTGGATTTATATATAGTCTTGGATTACAAACCTCTCCAAAAATATTATCTATTTTGTGTAATTTACAACATCTACATATTTTAATTCTATTATTAAATAATTCTTCTTCTTTATTGAAAACATTATTTAAAGTTCCTTCTATTATTTGCTCAATATTAAACATACTATTAAAGTTATTGCTGCGCTTCCTCCTGCTATAAATGGAATTGATCTTTTTTGTCTATTATATGATTTAATAACATTGGAATTAATTTCAAGCAATTTATTATATTCAATTTTTTGCTCATCTATTCACTTGTTATTCAACAATATAATTGAATCTTTCAAAACAATTTCGCTGTTTTTTACAGATAACAATGAATCTTGTATATTAGTATATTCTATACTTCATTCATATAATTCTTTATACTTTTCAAGATCAGTTACATATAATCTTAAACCAAGTAAATCTTCTTTAAAGAAATTATAAGTTATTACAGTGTCCGAATTATTTTCTCACACTGTTCATTTTGACGATTGAGTCCAGCCATTCCGCATGATTAACAGCAGAAGCATCATACACAAACTTAATTTTTTTATCATATTTTATATAAATAATTTGTTTTTCGTTTTTTAAAGAATCTATTTTTTCAGTTAATATAGAATCTTTTACTTTTAATACAGTATTAATACTGTCTAATTTTGATATTTTTAATTCATATTCATTTATTATTTGTTTTCTATCTTTTTTATATTTGTTTGAAAAACAAAAAATTATTGATATAAATATAATCAATATCAATATAATTTTAAAATACGATTTTATTTCTTGATGCTTTAAATTTATCATGTTCTAATTCTTTTTTATAGTATAATAACATTCTTTCCACATCATTTTTTAAATAATTACATGGATAGTAGTTAATATTATCTGCATGATCATAATGCGCTATCGTCAAAGATTTAATAATTGCATCTGGATTATTTTTTTCTATTATCCATGCATATGTTGACAACTGTAAACTATATTGCCAATAATTTGAATCCATTAAATTATTCAATGGAAACTTCATCATTACATTTTTCTTTTCTTTTCTATCATAAAAAGATTCCATATCTATTTTTGAAGAAGACTTATAATCTACAACATGTATTTCATTATTATCAACAATAACTAGATCTGCTTGTCCAGCTAATCTAAAACTACTATCTTTTGTAATATGTGATAATAAAATTTCTGGATATATGGCTTGTGTTCCTAATTGTATTGTGTTAGTTGTATTAGGTAAAAATTTACCTCCTAATTTTAAATAACTTAATTCCTTAATGTCACCAACCAAATTACCAGATTCTAATTCTTTATGTAGTTTTGTTCCTCTAATACAAGATTCCCTTGATTTGTTATTCCACTCTTCTATTACTTGCTGCTTTGTTATTAAAAATATGTCTTTATCAATAGACCACTCATCCAAAAGAGATTCTTTAAAAGTTTTTGTATCTAGAAGCCACATCTTGAATTCATGAAATCTTGGACTTATCTTTTCAAGAGCTTTATAGGATGCCCAAAAATCACTATCGAATGTTGTAAACTTATGTATTAAAGTAGTAACAGAAATACATTCTTGTAATGTATTTTTTGTTAAATATTTGTGTGAAGCATCTTCATAAATAACATCTCTATTTTCCTTGTCAATATTCATATTTTATTTTAATTTTTGCTTTAAGTCTTCTAAATTAATTAAAGAACTTATAATTTGTGCTGCTTCTGTTACTTTTGGTAATATTTCTTTTTTATTCAAACAGCTACCTTTAGATTCTATTGAAATAAACCCAAGTATTGTATCAATACCATATAATGGAAAAAAAAGAACAGATTTTACATCTTTTAATATACTATATAATACTGGATATGAATCTTTTATATCTTGTATGTCTTCTATACAAAAATATCCTTGCTCCTCTAATTCATCTATGAAAGATGCTAATAATGACATATTTATTTTATTATATGCATCTGCCGTACTCAATATTCCATCAGATACTACTTCATACGTAGCATTAACAAATAAAAAAGGCATTCCACTTAAATTGTGAGAACTATTAGAAAATTCAAATAATAAAATTCTGTCGGCCCCAGTTTCGTCTAATAAAGTTGCTAATATTTTTTGTATTTCTTTTGATGCTTTTCTTCTTTTTGTTGAGGCTGTTTTTTTATGTTCATCTACTGAATCTAATTTATTTTGAACTATTTCCCTGGCTATGTCTGGAAAAGTTTTAATAAGAAATTGTATTATAAGTGTAATAAAAATTAATAATAAAAAAAGCATTCCAAATGTAGATCCATAGCTGCTAGAAATACGTTCAAAAAATTTAAAAAGTCCTTCCATTCAATCAATTTAATTTGGTAAAATTTAATTTACAAAGTTATTAACTTTTAAAATAAAAAAATTAATATCATATTAAATATTATAATTAATAGTGAAATAAATAAAAGAGCTAATATAATTTAATATTAATTAAAACAAATAATTAATAAAATATTATATTACTCTTTTATAATAATAATTCTTTAATATATTATAGATGCAATATTTCACAGGAATTGCCATTACAAGCCTGTGCAGAATAATGATTAATTTCTTTATATTCTGGTTTTGTTAAAATAGTATTAAATTTAACTGTTTTAAATTGTCTGTTAATAACTTCTCATTTGTGTAAAAGATTCAAATCCTTTAAACAATATATAGTCTTTTGTAAATCTCCACCAAAATAATTATTTGCAAACTTTTTAACTCTGCTAATCCAATACTTTTTTAATATTATTTGTTCCTTTGTTCCAGTTATTTGTAGTTTTCTATCTTTAACCAAATCACATGCAGCTCATAAATTTTCATTAAAGTAATGCAATCCATCAACTATTAAACCAGAAGCAAATAATACACCACGACCATATCTATCCATTAGTTCTTGTTCTGCAAGTATAGATGTATATGGAGCTTGATTATAATCTTTATCTATAGAATCAGTAACAAATGATACTGCTGTAAAATATTCTCTATTATCTCATATATAATCTATCATTTCTGAAAGATTATCTATAATAACAGTATTAGAAGTATTATGATGTGTTCCTTTATAAGCGCCAAGTTCTTCATTTACACCAATATTTACTCAATTTTCCTGTACAAATTTTATTAACTCAAGATGTTTTATTCCTTTTAAATCTTGTTTATATAAACCATCTGTATTGTTTTCTATTGGAATAAATATAGCATAATCAGAATTATTCTGTGAGTCTAAGGCATCTTCTAATAAAAAAGACATATTTTTATTTAACCATTTTGCTATTTCATTTGATTTATTTATTCGCATTATTCTAAAATATTTTTTTGCATGTTCTGGATGTATGCCAGAAGCAGTGCCAAGAATAACGGAAGAGTTGCCAGAAGGTTTTACACAAGTCAATCTGGCTGCTGGAGATACATTTATAAAATTACCAATGACTTTATTTGTTTCTTTAATTACTTTAACTCCGTGTTCTAACCATTCCTCATTAAATAACTTTGTATTATTCATCCACCCTGTAATAGAAATACCCAGCAGTGAATCTTGTTGAACTATTTCTTTTGTTGTGGCACCCAAATAATCAAAATTATTATAACCACACTGCACTGTTCCAAGTATAGCAGCAGCTTTACAGGCATCTATGAATTTTTCTTCAGTAGTACAATTCTCTGCATTTATCTCAGTTAAATTGCAAAAAGAAACTCCAAGATCTTGAAGATGATCTTTTATAAATTCTTCTAATTCATTATAAGATAATTCATTTATCTTTTTATCAAATCTTTTATAAGCTATTGGATGTTGTAAAATTTCAAAACAAGGATTGAACATATCAAATCAAGAATTTGCAAAAGCAAATCCAATATCGTTTTTTTCATTATTTAAAGAAATAATTTTATCAAATTGTTCTTTACTTGTTTCATTTCTTAATAATAAGACAGAATTATTTGTTCTGCTTCTTTGTGGATTGTCTATCCACCAATTTCCAGTCTTGGCATTAATCATCTCTTCATCATTAATATCAACAATCATACACATTGCTGACCTTCTAATACCACCACTTAATACTGCTTCAGATGCAAAACATAAAATGTCACAAACAAGTATTGGTCTAATAACACATCCTTCTGTCTTTATTCAATTGTCAAGTAATTTTTCTATATTATTAAGTGCTTTTCTAAGGCCTTCCGATCCAGGGGCTTTAAATCCACCAGATATATAAGATCCTTCTGGTCTTATTCTTGAATAATCAAATTTTATTTTTTTACCAGCATATTGTGGAAAAGGTTGATTTGTGCTAAAATAAGATGACATTAAAACACCAAGAGCATCTGCTCAACTTTCTATATTGTCTTCAATATAAAAAGTCTCTGTTCCAGTAGTTCTTTCTTGTAGTCTTGGTAAATTATTAACAAATGGAAGTAATAATCCTATTCCAACACCACAACCACACAAAGAAAGATAAAACACTTCTTGAAATACTCTTGGCCTTGCAGCATATATTGTAGAACAATTATATAATCTTGCATTATGTTTTTCTATTTGTTCATTCCTATATTGCAAACTTCTTTGTGATGCTAAAACATTTTTTGATTTCATTTGCTTAAGAGCAAATTCTAAATATCTATTTAAATCTTCATTATTATAATGCTTGATATGTCCAGATATAATATCCTCACAAGCCTCCTCTCATGTTTCATATCTATCATCTTTCCATTTCAGGTAATCTGAATACAGTTTTAAATCACTTAAAAATTTTTTTCCTTTTTCCATATAATATAAATATAGTTTATTAAAAAAGCCCATTATTCCAATATAAAATAATGGGCCTGTAATTGGTTAATGTGAGATGTTTATACTTTAAAATATTCTAATATTTTCTCTTGTCACATACCGCATACTTATAATCTATGATAATTTTTTACCTTATCTCCTACTAAATCTGGCTCGTATTCAAGTAATGTCTGTCTTATAAATTTTTTTGATGGGTTGCCCAACATTAGTTGTATGCCAGCATACGTATATCCTTCTTTTCTCAGTTCTATAATTTTCTCTTGTAGTTCTGTCATTTTATGTACTTTTAGCTGCACCCTCGCCCCGATTCGAACAGAGATCTGACAATTTTGAAGATTGTGGTTTTACCAATTAAACTACGAAGGTATTTATTTTTCATATACAAAGTTATGTAAAATTATATGATATATATTAAAAAATTTATTGTTTATGAAAATATTACTTTGTTTTAATTGGTAGACATATTTCTATATAATTTTATTTGTTTTATATATTATTTTTTAATTATATTGCCTATAAAATAGAAATTTTAATTAATATCTTCAAATATTTGTTTTAAAAATTCAAATGTAAGAGCATTTAATTTTGTTGAAATATATTTATCTAAATCAAGTCCAGTAGAGTAAATTTCTATTGTCTCATCATCAAATCTAATAGTTCAAAAATCTTTTTTAAATTCATCCATTATACTGTTATAATTTCTAGAAAATACACTCTCATCTAATAGTTTAATTATTTCTTTTTTTGTCATAATACATTAATTATATTGTTTTAAATATAATATTAAACATCTACACATCATCTTTACTATATGTATTTTTGTCATATAAAACTTATATTTTCTGTCATTTAGTCATTAAATCTATATTGGTATTAGATTTGATATTTATATTTTAGATAATTTATTTATAAATCATTAAATCTTTATAATATGTTTACCGATATACTAAGTCAACTATTTAATAACTATCCAATTTCAACAGATGATACTACAATCAGACTACTGGTTCCTGGATATGGAAAAGAAGATCTAATACTAGAACAAGAAAATAATACACTAACAATCAAAGATACAAATAAAGATATTCTAAAGATAATAAGAATACCAAATGATATTGAATCTATTGAAGCTAAATGTGATAAAGGAATCCTAGAACTAAAACTAAATAAAAGTACAGAGAACAAGAAGGTGATTGCTATACAATAGCAGTCACCTCTTCATTTATAGGTTTAAAAGCATTTTTAATTCTAATCATCTTTTCTATTTCTGGTATTAACAAAAATAATATATCAGCAGCCTCAGTTACAGTTGGAGCAACTACTTCAAAATCTGCATTTTCTGGATTAATAATAGATGGAATACCCAATAATATTGTATTATCTATATTAGCAGTTATATGCATTTGCTTATTATAAGGTTCTAATAATTTATTTATTGTATTATAATTATCCAACATTCTATCCTCATCAAGTAGTATCATAGTTTATAAAATTTAAATATTCAAAATTACCTGTGTTTCTAAAGATATTTACAATCTTTAATATTCTATATTAATCTGATTTTTAATTATTTCTACTTAAATTATTATACATTATAATTTAATTGAAATGAAAGTACAAATATACATCTTTTCTATTAAAAAAATTAGAGTTATACACTTTAAATAAATACTTCAAATAATTACTAATTACATCCAAGATTTTTATAAAATTGTGTTTTGTACAGTCATTTAGTTTGTGTATATTTATTTTTTATTATCATATTAAATATTTGTTGTTATATAGAAATTTTTTATAACCTACTATAAAAATCATTCATAAATAATATTTTATACAGTAAAATTAATATCAAAGTAATATATTTGTAACTTAAATATAATATTTTATCTATACTTTTGTATATTATTTTAATAAAGCATTTTTATGAAAAAACTATTCTTAATTTTATTTTCTTTTATTTTACCATCTTTCAATTTACCTGTTCCAAAATTTACAGAAAAACAAATTTTAGATGCAATAAGTAATTATAAACAATTTGCATTAAATTGTGTTCCAAAAAATTTAAAAACAGACACTATTGAATATCAAAGAAATGATACAATATTTATTTTAAGATTAGACTACAACTATATTCCATGGGTTGTAGAAATAAAAAGGCCAAACAAATAAAGTTTGGCATTTTATTATTTTACTGTATTATTTTTGTCTGCTAATGATGAACCTGTTGTATACCAAATCCTATTTTTTCAATCCATATATGGATAAACTGGACGGGGATCTACTGGATTAACTATATCAATAGATGCTCTTACTGGTACAATTGTATATTCTTTATAATCAACATCCATTTTATTTAATTGTTCCATCAACTCATTTATTTTAACTTCATCTACTATTTCAATTGTTTTATTATTTGTATCGATTGTAAATTTCATAATATTCATTATTAAAATTATATTTTTATTTATCTTATAGTATATTATATTACTATCTCATCATCAATCTTCTTCTCAATTTTATCAAGTCTCTTATTTAATCTCTGTATCTCATTAATTAATAAATCTACATCCTTTGCGGTAGCACTTGTTTTTTCTTTCAAATCATTAATATCTTCTTCGTGTTTCTTAAGTATCCATATAATGGCTTGTCCCAGAGCATTTAAATTAAATATCTTTTCATTAATAATAATTCCAGTGGTAGAATCCTTTGCTTCCGTCCTAATAGTTGTTAAAAATCCCTTCTTTTCCAAAGACTTATGATACTTTACAATAGAATTATATGACATGTTTATCTTCTTTGATAACTCATAATCTGTGTATGTAACTTTTCCATATCCAGGCAAATCTTTATACATATATTGTTGCTCTGCAATGATTAAAGCCTTCTCTTCTGTAGTTATATCTGTTCTATCTAAAAATTCATAACTGAAAGGCTCAAAACCCTTATACATGTTAAACACATATAGATTACTTCTGCCCCTCTTTTTTATCATAATATAGCTATACTTAACCAATTTATTAATTGCCTTTAGAACTGTTTTCTTGGATACTCCTGACTTCTTTACAATGGTAGACAAAGAAGGAAAACAACTATAAGTATTTCTATTTATAAATTTCTTTATTGTAACATAAACTAATAAATCTTTTGGAGTTAATTCCTCATTTATTGTCATATCATTTGGTAATTGTACATGTTGCTTCATATATTATATTTTATTATTCTGCAAAGATACAAAAAAATTTTCAAATAACTACCAAAAGGACATCAAAAATATGAACATACTCTTTCAAAAAGTACCCTCTAACTATACTTAATACTAACTATACTTAATAGGAAAATCTTTCTGAAATTTTTTAAAATTTTTTTTGAAAATTTTTTTTAAAATTTTTTGTATGTCGAATGTATGAAACCAGTCTATTATCCTACCCCCAATAGGGTTTGATGTAAAACTCTTAAAAATTATTCTTATGAAGACGTTAAAAAGCGGGATTGAGTTGTACGACTCAATACCTACAACTTTACGGCTACGGTACTCAAACCGCAGTCAGTTGCAAAAAGGTTCTACCTATACCGTTTTAGGTGTGGGTAAAATACCACTACGCAACGGAGGGTCATACGACGCCGTTGTTATGGAGAATAATGGGATAGAAACATACGTCTCTATTCCAACGTTTTTGGGGATTGTTTTCCGAAAGGAAGACAATGCCTGGACACGCAATTTGATCAACAACGGTGGGATAAATACCGTTGACAAATTGGAAACTTTGATCGATAAAAAGATCAAAGTTTCTGATTTTATTACCGAAGAGATAACAAATTTCTCTGGTAATAATGTAGAGAGAGAATTTCCTGTTTGGGAAATTCTCTAATAAAAAGATAGAGAGGGAGAAGAAATTCTCTCTCTCTTTTTTAAAATAGTATAGTATAAAATAATATAAGTCCTGAGCAAGACAGCAAACTGCTTTGGTAGCAACTTACACTCTACCAATAATATGATGAAGTATAGTAGTCATATTTAAAAGGAAAGGTAAGAGGTATAAGAATAAGACATGTGTACATGATCTTATCGCCTAAATAGGGAGCTTGGCATGTGATTAAACTGGTACACCAGTCCGTAGTAGTCACTAAGTTTGTACCTTTAATAGATGAAAGGTATGGTGCAGGGATTGGGAATGCCTGTTATAGAGAATACCTGAAAGTTCTCTAATTATATTTTTAAGAGGAGTATGCTGAAAATCCTTTAAAAGAGTAGGCAAACTAAATAATAAATAAAATCATGAATACAAATATATTTAAGGCGGTAAAAATGCAAGATGCAAATGAAAAATTTAAAGCGCTAAGATTGCAAGATACGGCTAAAAAGATTGCTATTGACATCTCTTATAACTTGTCTTTTTTATATAATGAGGCTATAAGAGAAGGATTTATAAATAGTTATAATCTTGAAATTTTTCCTAACGGAGAATATGGTTATGAGATAATAGTTTATCCCGAATATCAAAGCAATAATAAAAAGTTGGATTTCTTTCGTTATAATCTAATAGTATTTATTTATACCGACGGAGGATTAGATGATTTTCGAGTATGGAAAGATAGCAATATTGTTAATATATCTATTCATATGTACAGCAAACCAATTAAAACAGTAAGAAAAGAATTTAATGAATTATTTGAAATTGGTTTGAAAGAAATTAACGAAGCAATAGCGTCATTGATTTATGAATAAATGGGAAATGAAATATAGTAGTAAGCAAAAAACAACAATGGATTTACTTAAGTTGTTCTAAAATGGAACATGTTAGATAGTTATTAGCAAACAAAAAACAACAACTTAAAATGCAAAAATATGGAAACAAACGAATTACAATTGACTGAAAAAAGCACTGGAAGATATAAAAGTGCATACGAGTTTATTGATGCATTAAAACCGCAGGACATGTTGTCGGTAATCAGAATGTGCCCAAGCGAAAAATTGAAGATTTTCAAAAGCGAAACAAACATAGAATACCTTGAGAAAGGATTAGAAGCCATGAAACAGGCAAGAAATGAATATTTAAAGCGAATTAAAGAAAAGACGGTAAGAAGGGATAATGATTTAATAAGGTGGAATAAAAACCTTGTCGAAGATGCCGAATCATATTTAAACGATTTAAAAACAAAAGAAATTATAAAACGAGGGGCTACTCAATCAGAATTAGATAGTTTTTTGAAAGCATTGGAAACCAAATATGCTTCTGACATAATAGGTGTTGACACGTTTTATAAAAAACTTACAGAGCAACAAGTTGATTACTTATTGCTTAAACTAACCGACAATTGCAAATATAAACCGTTTTTAAGAGAGTGTGACTTTAAGACGAAGGCAGATTATCGACGATATAGGATAAAAACCGACGTTATTCAAAATCTTTTGTATCAGAAAACAAAGAAATATCCTTATTTTGATATTTTCGAATCCGAACTGAATAATTTTTACAATACAGTCAATAAAAACAACAATTAAAATTTTATTAAAATAAGCCTAATTGAAGACAGATTAGAATTTAGTTTAATGGTAGATACATTTCATGGTACAGATGAAGAAATGTATGTTGCTTTTAGTCAAGTTAGTGAGGCTATAAGAGAACTAAGAAGATTAAGAGATAAATGTGATGAATTAAATAAAAGAATATTTGAATTAGAAAACAAAAATTAAAGATTATAGATACGAAAAGAGAGCAAATTATGGAGTTTCTCGAAACATTGCCGACGCCAATTGACGTTTTGAGTCTTGTCGATATCGGTGATGTATAAATGGCGTTGCCGACTTTGAAACAAATAATTATCAATTAAAAACGAAGATAGATATGAAATACAAACTTACAATTACAGACGGATACGGTAATGAACATTTATACAATGTTGTGCGCAGTTCTTCTGATGAGCCAAAAAATTTGAATGACTTCATTTTAGAAGCCCTTTCAATTAGTGAAGATAAAAGACAATTGCCGTTTTTAATTCAATGCCCTAATGGATTAGAAGTACATCCTTCAATTAAAATGAAGTTTGAAAATTATGGTAGTTCGTTGTTTGGTGATAAACTCGAAGCAATGATGGTAACGTGGCGTGATTGAATTGCGCACAACGTTCCGATTATTTGCGTTCGGTGGGAATTAAAACCACTGAACCTCATTTTAAAAACAAAACTTTAATAATATGCAAAACGATGATTTGAAAAATAACACCCCCACTGACGCAAATAATGTATTAGTGGCTGGGCTTTCTCTCATTCAAGCTAAATATGCCGCAATGATTGAAAGTAAAAAAATAAGACACTGTTCCTTTATGGATGATGAATATCTCTACTATAAAAATGGTTGTTGGTTCACTCATGATGATTATCAATTACCAGATGTGTGTTTTTTAAATGAACAAGAACAAGGGTGGTGGAATAATAGTTGGTCGGTGGTGTCATAGCCTTGCCACTAACATAAGGAGGTTGCCGAAAATCCATAAAAGAGTAGGCAAAACAAAAAAAACAAATAAACAAATGGAAAAATTAAAAAAAATCCAAGTAGAAGCAGCATCAGAAAAAGCTGCTATGGTTCTTTACAGGTATTTAAATAGTTTAAATACCATTGATTTTGAAGGATCAATTTTTATTGAAAATCTTCAAAATGAAATTTTTGGAGCCGATCTTAATCCTGTTGATGATTCGTTTAATTTAATCATCGAAACAGATTTAAGAATATGTAAAGTTTCATATGAAATCAGTACTTATAGATACAATTAAATATGAAACCTATTGTAAAAAATGTTAAAGTGTCGGCCTATTCTCCAAAGGCCATGTCTATGTTACTACCTTATATTGGAGATATTAAAGGTAGCATTTTTGATCCTCGTGCTTTTAAACACGAACTTTATTTTATGATAAATAAATATAATTTAGACCCAGTAAAAGATAGTTTTACTATCAATATTTCTGCTGGAAATAAATTGTATACTTTTCAGTATAAAGATTAGTTAAATACTTTAAAACTAAAAGTATGGTAGAAGATAAAATTGCTAATCTGCTTATAAAAAATAAATCCTATTTAATTGATGTCATTTCAATAAGAATTAAGGATTGTATCAATATGCTCGCACAATCCATAGAAGAGATTTATGATGTAAATGAGACTTATATTTTTTATAAGCGCAATGGATTAGATTTAGCCTATAATAAGAAGTCTGCCAAAGAAATGAAACTTCTTATTGAAAATTTGAAAAAAGAAGATATTGAAGCAATTAATGCTATACAGTATGCTTCTTTAATTAAAGCTTTGGCGATAGTTGGTAATAAAACTATCGACCCATATGAATATGAACTTATTCTTGCTTATTGTATGGATAAACTCATACAAATTAACCTTACAATATAATAGGGTATCCTATTATATTTTTTAAAGAGTGTGCTGAAAATCTTAAGAGTAAGCAAATTAAAATAATGTATCATGAAAGAATATTATTTATTACCAGATGGGTCTTTATCTAATACAAGACCTGTCGATTATGATAGAAGATGAATTCTATTGTAATAACAGTTTTAAAGTTTGTACTGTTAAACGAACTTTATGTTTTATTTATTAACTTGTTAAACTAAATTATATTTATGCTAAAGAAGTATTATCTTACTACCAATGGAAATATCCTAGATACAAAAAAGAAATGTTTTTTAACTCCAACTGGACACTTCTTAAGAGATGTATCTGAAGAAGAACTGGGTTACTATACTAAAAAATTAACCCCAATTATTCTTTTTAAAAATATTAATAAACAGTAAAAAAGTTTAAAAATATGAAAAAGGAAAAAGAAGCTATTTATTTCTTTATTTGTTTATTGTTTCTAATAGCAATTACTTCTTTTATGCTTTGTAACTGTACAGAGACAAAAAGAAGTGCTTCTATTACTATAAAAGAACAAAAGAATATAATAAGAGAGTCTCCAAGAAAGGTTTACATTAATCCTTACAAATATTTTGTTTTGTATGGAGACTCTTTTAAATTGAAAGAGCAAATAATAATCACCAATCAAAAGAAAGCAAAGAGAATTATTCATTGTCTTGAGAGAGATAACATAAAATATATATATTATGAAAAAGGTGAGTAATAAACAAGCGAAAGAAACCGCATTAAAAGATATGCGGGAAGAAGGAATGCATTATAATCCTTCTTTTGATTATAGAATGCGAAATTAAAAAGTTGGTTTGACGGATAGTCATCACTGGGAGTACCTCAAGCTCCTTTATAAAAAAATTAATTAATTATGGATCTATACAAAGAAATAGAGTATATTGTTGGTACTAATAAAGACACAATAAAATATATTTGTATCGACAGTTTAAACAATTATATGGATATAATGTTCTATGCTTTTCGACATAAAATAAATGAAACAGAACATCTTATAAAATATATAAAGGATTCTCATGTATTTTATTTTGATAAAAATGTTATTCCTGTTTTGAGTAATGTTATTGAAAAGATAGAAAAAGAAGATTTTGGTTTCACAGCAGAGGAATGCTATTATTTTAGCAAAGCTCTTATACTTAGAAAAGATATTCAAGTAAATAACTTTCTACTGGATGAATTGGCTTCCTGTCTGCTTTCTGTAATTACTAAAGAATTTTAACATGAAAACTCTTAAAGGAGTGTTTAAAACTGTTAATAAATTTGAATGTAATGATGAAATTTTAACAGTTATTCCAATTGAATTAATCATAAATAAAATTGAATTGGAGAGGGAATGCTTTGTGAATGTGAGAGTTAACTCCTCTAATTCCCTCGTCATAACTTCGATCTGTTATCTTTCAGATCTTAATTTTCAATAAAAAAACTCTTATATACTAAAAATTCACTTTTTTTCATTATTATCCTTTTTTAAACAATTAAACTATTTATTAATATAAAATTAGAAAATTATGAACCCAAACATTGAAAATTTAATGATTTTGTTGGAAGAATTAAAGAAAAAAGATTTATCTACCGACGATTTGATTTTTGAAGTTGAACAAAGTATTGCCTCTTGGAAGCCGTATCATCATTTAGACCCTGATGTAAGAAATGCTTGTAGTGTAAAAGAACTAGCTGCAGAAGATATTATGGAAGTTTTGCTTAATAATGCTATAAAAAATCCATCTTATCTTGTAGAAAATTTGGAAAAAGTATTTTCAAAAAGATCTTTAGCTTTCATGATGTATAGAGCCATAATGCAAGCTATTGAGCAAAAATAAATTTCATAAAGTATGGAACAAATTATTGAAAATTTAAAAGCTCTTTTAAAAAAATTAAAAAAAGAAAAACCAGTATCAAATGAAACAGTTTTAGAGTTTGAACAAAATATTACAGCTTTAAAACCTTATAATCATCAGGAATCTTAGTTAAGAAAAGCTTGTGATGCCTGATATAAACAGGATAATAGAAACAATATCTGATGAAGAAACAGAACATTCATCTCAAACGATAGAAGCTTTAAAAAAACTTTTTCTAAGAGATCTTTAATTTATGGAATGTACTTAATTATATTAAGGTTATTAAAAGAAATACAAACTTTACAAAATTAGTATTAATATGGATCAAAGAATAGAAAATTTTATAGATTTTTTGATAGATCTTGATAAAAAAGATCTATCAACAGAAAAGATTATTCAAAAGATAGAAAGTTATTTATCTTCTTGGAGGCCTTTTGATCATGATGCAGATTCATTAGAAGACGCTTGTAAACCAGAAATGGCACCTGTACAAAGTATAACCGATCTTTTTACAAAAAATGCAGATGATTCTATGTCTTCAATTGTAGAAAACTTAGAAAAACTTGTTACAAAAAGAACCCTTACATTTGCTTTATATAAAAGTATGTTAGAAGAATTTGAAATTTTTAAATCAGAACATAAATTATGAATCAAAATATCTCAAATCTAATAGATATGCTATTAGATATAAATGATGATTTACCTATTGAATCATTAATATTAAAAATTGAAAATCAAGTAGCAACTTGGACACCGTATAATCATGCTTCTGATTCAATGCTCGAAGCTTGCAATATTTCAGAAAAAACTTTAGACAGATTAAAGAAAAATATACTTAAATCTTTAGATTTTAAACCATCTGAATTTATTGAAGAAGTAGAAAAAACGCTGCCTAAAAGAGCGGTCACATATGTGTTATTTAGAAGCATATTGAATGTTTGTGATCATCACATGCAAAAAAAGTAATAACCTTTATGTGTCTAGAAATAAAATCTTCATTAATTGTGTCAAAGGAACTCATTATTTGTTATAAGGCCATTAAACGAATAAAGAAGGCAGATAAAATCTTTATAATAAAATAATCAATTAACTAAAATGGGGCAGTCTGGGTTGGTTTTCCTCTATTGAGAGAAAACATTACGTGGGTTCAATTCCCACCTGCTCCACTTTTTAAATCTTTAAGGTTATGGCTATAATAGTGACATTTAATTTAAAAAAACAAAAAGATACTTTAATATGGGATCAATATTTTATGAATTATGATGATCTCTTAAGATATAAGAAAAGAATAGAAAGTGAAGAAAAATCTTCTATATTGATTACTAATATAAGAGAAGTTTAATTTAATAAAAATAAAATTAAAATGAAAAAAGAAATATTAACCGCTGAATTGGTAAATAAATTTGGTATAGAAGGAAATGGTAGAAAATTATTTTATAAATTATCTCATAAAATAAAAAGGGGACAAGTACCATTTCATAATGATGATATTGTAAAAAGTTTGGAAGAAGACAAAGAATTTCTTCTTAAGGATGAATTTAAACAATATGTTGATGATTGTTTAGATGGAATTGAATATGTGTGTATTTCGGATGCTTTTGGATTTTATGAACGTTGCTGCAACTTCTTGTGAAAGATGTGGAAAGAAAGAATATTTAATATTCCCAACTGCTATAGGAGGTGAAAATACATTTTCAATGTCTGGTGGAGATAGATTTTCTATGAAAGAACCAGAATTTTATCTTAAAGAACTTGCTGAATTAAACGGCTTTAAATGGGGAGGTATAAAATAATGGAACAAAATGAAAAACAAAGACTTGAAAAAATTATACGTACAGAAAAATCATTTACAGATGAAGAGCTTTTTAAAGAAATTTTATCTCTTTTAGAGAAACAAAGACACTATGCAAGATTATTATATAATGAAGAATATGTTAATGAAGAAGAAGAAAAGAAATTTGAAGTGTATCTTTATTATATAGAAAAACAAATAAGACTTCTTCTTGCTTTAATTTAAAAAAATTTATTATATAATTGATTTCAATATCAAAATAAAGAAAGAAAATACAAATCAAATAAAAAAAATTAAAATTTAACAATTTAAAAATTTACAACTATGCAATTTATTGAAATTAAAACTAAGAGAGGGATAAATGTTTTGATAAATATAAATTTTATTGATTGTGTAATTGAAGATTTAATTACTCAAGAAATTAATATTTATTCAGTAGGCTTTGATTCTCCTCTTACAGTAAACATGTCTTTAAAGGAATTTAAAGACAAATATTTATTATCAACAATTTAAAAATTTACAAGTCAAAATTTGAAATTAACATAAATACAAACTTAGATGCACGAAAGGCATGTTTTATACTTGCTGTTAGGCATCTGTAAAAATTACGGTTATGAGAACAGATGGTAAAAAAGAAATTTTAACGTATTGGGTAAGGCATACGAATGAAAAGAAACACTACTTTAAATGGGATTGGAGTATGATATGGATACTTGTAAAATATAGACTTTTGTGGGGAATGAAAATTTCTTTTACAGTAATAAAGGCAATAGATAGAGAAGAATACTTGGTGCAGTTTTTCGCCGAGTAATTTTTATTGTGCCTAACAGTTGTTTGATTATACAAGGAATAAGAGCGAGAGAAAGTAAGGCAAGGAGCGAAATGCCTATTGAATATAGTTATTTGTTTTGCAATGAAGCACAAATTCAAGGCTTCAATTACAAACTATGGTTTTGTAATATTAGTCAGACAATTTAAAACTAAATATTATTCAGGAATTTATAGAACAACTCTAACTTGAGTGACAACTTATAATAATAAAAATATGGAGCTAGAAATAACAAACTTAACTATTGTGGCTGAAATGAAAGATGGCAAACATTATGTTATTTTACCAAAAAAAGAAACATCTTCAGAAATTTTGAAACTTATTGTAGAAAAAGAAGGACATATTCCACTGTTTGATAAACCGTTAGAGAATTTTAACATACAAAATAATAATATATTATAATTGTATTAATATTAAAATAATTAAAAACATGGCAAATATAAATGCTAAATTATATATTATGTCAAAAGAAACAACTATCAAAATACGTTTAGCAGAAGCAGAGCATTTATTACATCTTATTAAAATAAATGAAAGAGAGCATATGTATTATGGGTCTTATAAACAATATAGAAAAAGGAGTGATGATCTTAAAAATAAATTGTTATTGGCCATTAATGAATTGACAAATAAATAAAAATTATGGAATTTATACAAGAATCTACCATCAGTAAAATTTTTGATTCTATTTTAAGAAAACAAGAAGAAGTTTATATACAGGCTTTACGTATGAATGCCGTTCCACCAATTAAAGGTAAGATTACAAAAGGAAAGTTGAAATGGAGAGGTATCAAACATGTAACATATTATAATAATTTGGTACACGAAGAATGGTTAGAACAAAGAGGGAAACAAATTAGCGATAAAATAATTATTGAAATATCTCTTCCTGAAATATAAATATTATTTTAATTATGAAAAAGATAAATGTAAAAGAATTAAATAAAAAGATAAAACTCTTAATATTAAAGAAAAAATATAAGTGGGCTGATAAGTATCAATTGAAGGAAATTTTGAAGGGTATAAAAGAAAAATTAGATGTTTCTATTTATGCTAAACCAGTATTTAATTATATACAAATGGAAATAATTCGTTGGGGATTAGAAGAAGGATTGGATGTTCATTTGTATGCCGATAAAAAATTTAATTCAGAGCAAATGCTTCAAATTTATTTTGGATTAATAGATGAAATCAATGTTGAAACATATGCTGATCCTAAAATACCTGCGGATGTAATGGAAAAAATTCGTAATGAGCTGATTTACAAAACATATAAATGATTTTAAATATAAAAAATTGTTTATTTCTATTTAAATTCAATGAAAATAAATGAAATATTATTTTATACACAGAGAAGATGAGTCTTGTTATTCTAAAAGTATTATCAAAAAATATTTAGTAGAAAATAACTTAAAAGAAATCAATGTCTTTGAAGCTAAAAAATCAGAAAATTTAGATTTTTTGTATTGTAAAAAATTTCAAGAAATTGGTGATAAAAAATATTGTGGCAAAAATTGTGATGAGTATATTCCAAGAAATGGAAAAAATGGATGCTGTAAATATTTTGGTTACTGTTATGAACCTACAGATAAAATTATAAAAATTAAAAAATAAAAATATAGAAAAATCAAATTCAAATAATAATAATTCAACACAATCAATTTTAGAAAGTAAATTTAGATAATTAGAGTCCGTGCCCGATGAATTAGAAATTTTTTGTGAATATCTATTAAGATAAGAAAAATAAAGAAAGAAAAATAAAAGTTTTTAAATATAAAATAAAAAAATTAAACTATTATGGAAACATTAAATTCAACTGAAAATGGTCTAACTCAACCAATTTTAGAAGGCCAACTTAAAAAGTTAGAATCTATGGTTAATGAATTTGAATGTTATTGTGAACATCTTGCACAAAAAGCAAGACAGTTTAAAAAAATAGATTTTAAATATGCTAAAATGGATGAAGAAAATGATAATGAGACAGCTAATTATTATACTGATAGATTTGATGGTTTATTAGAAAGATTTGATTTTTGTCTTAATTATATAAGACAAATAAAAAATTTTTTCGATATTTTAATTTAATGATGGCACCTACTGATATAATAGACAAAATAATTTTATGCAATGCTGATTGTATGGAAGTTATGAAACAATTCAATGATAAAGAATTTGATCTTGCCATAATTGACCCTCCATATGGAATAGAATCTTCTGGTAAATCTTTTGGGGCTGGTTCTGGTAAATTAAAAAATAGAGTATTAAATAAAAATAGCAAAAAAATTATTGAATGGGATAATAAACCTGGCGATGATTATTTTACTGAATTATTTAGAATATCAAAAAATCAAATAATTTGGGGATATAATTATTTTTATCTTCCTCCAACAAGATGTGTTATTTGTTGGGATAAAGTACAGCCATGGGATAATTTTAGTCAAATTGAATTAGCTTGGACGTCTTTTAATCATCCAGCAAAATTATTTAGGTTTGACAACAGAACTGGAGATAAAATTCATCCAACACAGAAACCAGTAAAATTATATGAATGGCTTTTAACCAATTTTGCAACCAAAGGTGATAAAATTTTAGACACTCACTTTGGAAGCTTATCGATTGGAATAGCCTGTGATATATTAAATTTTGATTTAACAGCAATAGAAATTGATAAAACTTATTATCAAGCAGGAAAGAAAAGATTATTAGATCATAAATCACAATTAAAATTTGATATTGATTGTTTATAAAAATAAAATTAAATAAAATAAAAATTATGTTACATGTACAACAATACATAACTTTTTGGAAGACTAAAAAAGCATGTAAATTTTTGGGATTGCTCGACAAAGACGGATTTGCCTTTTTGCCTGAAGCTGAAATAATTAATTATATTGGACATTATACTCTTAATAATGTAACTATTCCTGTTAACACGTATCATTATAAAATGGGAAAATTTCAGGGTGATGATCCGTTTTTATCTTCGATAAATTGGTATAATATATTATTAGCCCACAAAACAGCGAAACAAAATAAAAAAAATAAAAAATTGTTAAATATAAATTAAAAATTAATTATTATGGAAACATTCATGCTTATCTTATTATTTATTATTTCTTTATTATTGGGTATTTTAAATTTAAAGCAACGTGCTCATATAGATGATTTAAAATCTGAGAATCAGGAACTAAGAAATGAAAATAAGAATTTAATGGACAACATTCGTTCTTTATGTGAACAAAACAAAGCAACGTCTGATAAAAAGAAAACTAAAACAACAAAGAAAAGTGAATAAATTTATAACAATCCATAGCTATTAATTAATGGTAGCTATGGATTATCTAAAAATTTTATATTATGGATATAACCAAAACATTTGAAGAAATGGTGCTTAAATTTCAAAATGAAATTAATGCATTTATAAATGATAATAAACAAGAAGATTTACAAAAAGATGATGTTTCTATTATCATGTTAGCTTCTTGTAAAAAAAGCCAACTTTATTCTATTTTACTTGGAGATGAAATTAATTTAGTAAAAATGTTATTAAATGCAACATCAAACAGTGATGGATGGTCATCTATTATAGTTGATACATATACTGTTATACAAAGATTGTCACAAAAAAATGAAAATATATAATAATATATATAAAAAAATATCATGGAATCTTAAATCCATGATGGCAATTTCTTTTATAAATATAGAATGGAACAAATATAATGGATTTGTCTTTCAAATAGGATATATTTGCTCCAATAAAATAGATGGATCTTTTTTCAGCATTAATTTTTCTAAAAGATTTTTATATATAGAAATTTTTTGGAAAGAATATAAGATTTATGAAAATTTTATAACTTAACGACAATAATATGAAAAAGCATATAAATTTTTATGATTTTGCTGAATCCTTTTATAGAATGAAAAGATATAATTTTTCGTATGAAGGATTGGAAGCACTGTTTAATTACTTTGAAGATTTAGAAGATAGTTTAGAAATTGAAATAGAATTTGATGTAATAGGTATTTGTTGTAATTATACAGAATATGAAAATTTAGATGAATTTAAAAAAGACTTTACAGATGAAAAATTTATAGATTTAGAATCTATACAAAATGAAACAAATGTCATTTGTATTGATTCAGAAGAAGAAATAAATCAAAATAAAGGTAGATTTATTATAGAAAACTTTTAAATTATTAATAGTATTAATTGATAAAATAAAATAAAAAATGTCAAATATATGTAAAAATGAATTTGTTGTTTCTGGAAAAAAGAAAACAATTTTAAAATTTTTATCTGACGGAATGAAAGTTGAATCTGTTTCAAAAGATTTAAATGAGTTGAAAATACTTTTTAATGGGAAAAAAGTTACCTTAGATTCCTATATTCCAATGCCAGAAGATTTAAAAGATATATCTGATAAAAATATGTTAGAATTAATAAAAAAATATGGTTATAGTAACGAATATTTGTGGAGAATGAAGAATTATGATACTCTGAATAGTGTTATTAATTTAAAAGAAATCGAAGATAATAAATCAACTATAACACTCTATATGGTTATTTATACTTCATGGCAACCACCAATTTCATGGTTAAAAAAGGTACAAAAAAAATATAAATCCTTAAAATTTTATATGGAATTTGAAGAGCCTAATATGGAATTAAAAGGCTTTTGTAAAACATCTGTAATTAATCCTGTTCAGCTAATTACTCATTATTGTAATAAGATTTAAAAATATGGATGATAAAATAAAAGGAAATATTAGAAGGTTAAATAGGCTTATTAAAGTATTTCAAGATTGTGATTTCTATTTTGTTGGAGCTGCGAGTTTTGAAGTACGCATGCAAGCTAAATTTGATCCAAAGATTGTTAAAATAGCACTAAAGAATAAATTTACCGTGAGTGCAAGTAAAGAGCTGGGTTTTATAGAATTAATAAGAGATAATTATACAATTACATTAATTTAATTAAATATGATAACTGTAACAATAAATAACGATGAAAATTCACATGTATTAAATCTTTTCTTTAAGAGAAAAGAAGAAAATACCCTATCTTTTTCTGTATCTGCTTCCAGTGAATTAACTGAATATCTTGAAAAAATTAGAGATGGTGGAGAAATGGAAGATCAAATAGAAGATACTATAATAATGGCTATTCTAAACGCTTTAAATGAAAAATTTCTTATTGTAGAAGCTGTATTAGGAAAAAAAGAATAATATTATAACAAATAAAAAAAACATTATGAAAAGGTTAATATTTAGTTTTTGTATATTTTTAACAAGTATTTGTGCTTTTAGCCAAGCGAATAATTTCGTTGCAACAAAGGCAATGGTTATAACAGAAAATAATACTTTTTCCTTACCAATTGAACTTTATATTTCTTGGGATATAGATAATAATATCTGTATAATTCGTTCCAAAGAACAACAATTAATAAAATATAAAATAGTTGAATATAAAGAAGATGATAAATTTTATATTTTCAATTGTACTGCATTAGATAAAAATAATAAAGACATTCTTTTTGTTATAAATATGCCAAAAAAAGAAGATTATTTTTATTTTAGTGTGGCATATGATGATGTTATATATATTTATGAGTGTAAATTAATAAATTAATTTATGGACAGAATCTATAAACTAACAAATAATTCAATTACTTTTGATGAACATGTTTTAAAACAAGTAGAATATATAGATTCCTCTTTATCAACAAATAAAAAACTTGGTGGTTATATTGAAACAATAGAAAACTTAACAGGCAACGCTTTAATAGAAGAAAGAGTAAAAGTATATAACCAATCTTTAGTTACTGATAAGGCATATATTTCTGGAGGTTGTATTATAAGAAATAATGCATCTGTTCGTGATAGGGCGGTAATATATGGTAATCTTATAACAATTGAAAATAGTGCTTGTGTTTGTGAAAATGCTTTAATACGAGGAAATGATATTATTATAAGTAATCATGTATATCTTGGTTATGGTGCTTGTATAGGTAATGGTGCTAGAATTTTAAGCCCAGAGGACTGTATTGTGCTTTTAGTATCAGACTTTGGTCCAATAACAATTTATTGTACTACAGAAGATTATCATATTAGTCTTAGTTATATGGATTATTCTATAAAAAATTTTTTAAACATAAATGATGATGAAATAATCACTCCTAAAACTAAAAAAATAATAGAAAATATAATAAGAACCCTATCAAGAGACAAAACATGAGTACAATTTTATATGCAATTATTATTTTATTACTTCTAATCTTTTTATTCTTCTTAATGTTAAATAGCACATTTATTTGGAGCTTAATTTGTTTCATTAAATTACATATAATATATACAAGTTTAAAAAGAGAAAACAGTAAAAAATTAAAAAACTACAAAAATTTTGATGCTTTTGCAGATTATTACTTAACTTACATTTATCCAAATTTTCCAAAGAAATTAAATTTTTAATAATACAATTATGGAAAGAAGAATATTTATTACTTATTACAGGAAACCCTGTAAAGATAAAACTAAAAAGGGAGCTCCACGTGGAGTTGTAGTTGCAACAGAAAAGGGAATTATCGGATGGTCATTATGTGGAAAACGCGATGTCTTTGATAAAAAACTGGGTTTAACAATTGCATTACAAAGAGCTGAAAAAGCAGAAAAACTTTCTAAAAAAGAAAGAGAGGAATTTTATTCTAGAGTTCCAAATTCTTTAAAAGAAAAATTTAATTGGTTATTAGTAAAATCACATCAAATAATATGGAAAAATATGAAGTAGGCTATATTCAAGAATATCCTGTTTATTTTATTAAAGAAAAAAATATGCTGTATTGTAAAGATGTAACAATACCATATGATAAAATAAGGGATGCGCTATTTAAATCTTCTTTGGACAGAGTTCATATAAAAAGTGATATAACTGTAATTAAAGACAATAGTCTAATTACTATAGGCTGTCTAAATACAACAATTGAAAATTTAACAAATATTAATAAAAACATAAAAAAATTAAAACATGTCAAAAGTATTATTAAAGAACAGAATCAGTAAATATGAAGAAGCTCAGAAAGCAAAGTTAGTTGAATTAGGTTTAAGTAAAAAATCTTATTCTGCAATATTAAGTTATTTGAAGGATGAGATTGAAAAATCTACTACTATTTGTACATTTAACTATGAAATATTTTGCTTTAAAAATGATGGTGTTTATCAATTAAACAAGGCAATAGAAGAAATATATGGTGTTGCAAGTGGTAAAAAAGATGCCAATCCATCTGGTGGAACTTCTAAATTAAAAACAATAGATGTTCAATTATTTGATGGTACTAGATTAAAAGTTCCTTATGGAAAAATTTCTCTTGCAGAAGCAGGTGAAGGAGCTAATATTGATATTAGTTATGATACAGAAAGAAACATGCTTATGTTAACTGGATCATGTGAATATAGATTTGCTCCGATGATTGACGATATTGTAGAAAGAACAAAAGAATTATTAAATACTAATTCAATCTATAGAAATCAAGCGTTAGAAATAACTACATTGGATGAAGAACCAAAAGTAATTGATCTCTCTAATATTGATAAAGAATTTCTTATTCTTTCTGATGATGTAAAATATTCTTTAACTCCATTAGATGCAAGAATTCAACGTACTGATATTTGTAGAAAAAAGGGCATTTCTTTAAAATATGGAGCCCTTTTAGAAGGAGCATATGGTTGGTTCATTTAATTAAATTTAATTATTGTAAATATCAGAGTATATTTCAAATAATTTTGTTATCTTTGTACGTGATATTAAATTAAATGAACTTGCCTCTATATAAAGTAATTTATATAGGAAATCATGTGAATTGCTGGAACTTCCTTAGAGTCTTATAAACTACAACATAACTAGCAATAGTAAGTGTGAATGTTTAAAAATTATAAGAATTGGAAAATCAGCAGCCAAGTATCCTGATAAAGGATAAAGGTTCAACGACTATGGGTGAAACTCTCAGTACAATCAAGTGATTGGAAGTGCATGACATCTAAGTAATTAGATGAAGATATAGTCTGGACTGTATAGAAATATACAGAAGTTTATAGAAAAACTGCATAAGATTAACGACCTTATGTGAACAATACGACAGGAAAAACTCTTCTTGCATTTAAAAAGGCAAAAGAAGCTATTGAGAATGGTTGGATATTTATTTATTTAAAAGATCCAACTTTATTGTCTAAGGTTCTTCGTTTGGCTAAAGTAATTGATAAAAATGGTAAAGGTGTTCTTATCTTTGTTGAAGATATTGATCAAGTAACAAGAGGTTCAAGAAATGCCGCTTTACAAGACATTTTAAATACTCTTGATGGAGGAGATACTAAAGATATGAATGTAATTACTATTTTTACAACTAATCATCTTGAATTAATTGAGCCTACTTTTTTAAGAGGTAAACGTATAGGATCAATTATATCTTTAGGTTTTCTAAATAAAAAGACAGCAAAAGAATTTATGGAAACTGCTTTCTTAAAAGATAATTATGTTATAGAATACGAAGGATTGGATCCAGTGTTGGATTTAATTGCAGAAAGTGATATTGCACCTGCTTTTATGGCTGAAATAGTTGAAACTATAAAATCAAATTTAATTTTAACTGATGAAAATGTTGTAAAACCAGAATATATCAGAAGCAGTGTATTATCTTATCTAAGACAAGTACAATTATCAAGAAAGAAAGATACCACAGAAACAGTAGAAAATAAATTCTATAATGCATATTTGAACTTAATAGAGCAAGGAGCACATAAAGCAGTTAAAGAACCTTTCGATGAAGTTCTTAATGCAATTGATGATATTGATAATAATTAATAACAAATAGGTTGTAGTAATGCAAATTACTACAACCTTTATTCTAAAAAATGATGAAAACAAAAATATTAGCAACTAGTGATTTACATGGATTTTTACCACAAATTAAACAAAGAGCACACATTCTCCTTATAGCTGGAGATATAAGTCCATTATATATACAAGAAGATAGATTAAAGATGAAGAATTGGTTGTCTGATACATTTATTCCATGGACAAAAACAGTTCCTGTAGATAAAATAGTTTTAATTGCTGGAAATCATGATTTTTTCTTCATGGATACACCAAAACATGAGATATTAACTTTATTTAAACCTATTAATAAAATCATGTATTTGGATAATGAAGCTGCTCCATGTTATGTAAATAATACCAAATTAATGATTTATGGAACACCCTATTGTCATAAATATGGATTATGGGCATTTATGGAATCTGATGATAAGTTAAAAGAGTTATATAATAATATACCGAAAAATGTAGATATAATAATTTCTCATGATGCTCCACATTCATTTGGAGATACCGATGTTCTTTTAGAATATGGTCAAACTGATCATTTAGGAAATAAACCTTTAGCAGATAAATTGTTACAAACAGACTATAAATTAGCTGTTTGTGGCCATATACATTCTGGTGATCATTCTTTTAATGAAACTTTTAAAATAGCAAATGTTTCATACTTAAATGAATATTATAAACCAGCATATCCAATTTTTAACTTTGATTTATAAACAAACAATTAATAAAAAAGATTGTGGCAACTTTAACTAATAGACAAATTAATGCTTTAGTAGATAAAATTATATATTCTATTGAAAATCCTATAATACAGCATAATAAAAAAATTAAAGACAGTGAATCATATAAAAATTTCATACATAAAAATGGAGATTGTAAAAAAATTATAGAAATTGGTAAAAAATGGGGATTAGAAGAAGATTCTTGGTTAATACAGGATTTTTGTGAACACATTAGAGATGTAGCATTTAAACAACATTTTATCCCAATTCCACCTTTACATAGAAAGATGATTGAAAATGATATAATTATAGAAACAATGGATGGTATTTATTGGAGCATTTACAAACTACACGGAAGCTCTTGCATATAAGGATTTGATAAAAATTAATATTAACCAAATTCTTAATGAAACTGAATATATAGATACTTTAGATATTATATCTATTAGCGATGAAGAATATTTAAAATATTTAGAAGATAATAGAAAAAGAGAAGATGCTTTGGATTATGTAGACACTTATATAAACGAATATGTACTAAATAAGTTATACTTTTAATTATGAAAAAATATAACTTACTTTAAAAGATTTAAATCATCAAATCCTTATAGTATCTGATAATAATGAATTTAAGGATATTTGGGATGAAGTAAATGGATTATACTCTACATCTGATACTAATATCTCTGAATTTGAAAAGGGAAAAGTAATTCCAAAAGGATTTCTTAATAAATATAATTTTAAGAAATTTTATCCTAAAGATTCATGGTTTCGATATTATATATTAGAAATAAAGAAATTAGGATTATCTTCTTTACGAGGTAGAGTAACAAAACAAACAAGTAATGAAATTGATTTACAGTTAAAAGAGTTACGAAATGAATATTAATTTTTTATATTAAGAAATATAAAAAAATATAGATTAATAAATCCATATGGAGTATTTGTAGGTACTTTTATTACTAAATTAGAGGCTGCAATTGAGGTGGATAAATTAATAAAATCTATGCAAGATTCTTATAAAGAAACAAAAGAAGATATATGTACTCCATTTGATTTTACAGTAAAAGAAATTAAATTGGATATTCCATACATAATTTGTTCTTATGAAGAAGCAACAAAATATTTAGATAAGGATCTTATTATAGACTAGTCAGAGCCTTATAATGCTCCTATCAATGAGATAAAGGTTACAGCTTATAATAAATTACTTACTATTGCAGAAGCATGGAATAAAGCTGATAAATTTAATCCTGATTATTATAATTATCAAGATAAATTTTATCCAGTTTTTAAATATAATTTTGATGTAAAACAATATATATTATACAAGGCAGAATGTGAAATATTTCCATATGGATTACACTTTTGTTTTTAAACGGAAAAAAGATCATTACAATTTGGACTTCAATTTCTAAAATATTGGAATGAATTTTTATTACAAAATAAAATAATATGAATGACAATTTAAGAAGATTAAGATTATTAAGTAGAAAATATGATTTATCTATTTTTTATGTTATAAATATATTTAGAGGTAATATATATTTTCAAGTTGACCATTCTCTAGAGTTAGCTTCACAACTTAAGAAATTTAAATGTGAATGTAAAGTACAGGATAGTGGTTATATTGAATACATTAAGGGAATATATCAAGTTACTTAAACATAAGTTATATCTAGATGAAAGCATATAAATTAGTTAGAAAAATGAAAGACGGTTCTTTATCTCCGTTATTTATTAATAAAAGATATAGATTTAAAATTGGAGATTGGATAGAAGCAGAATATTTTCCAACTAAAGGGTTTGCCTGTAGAAAAGGATTTCATTGTACTTTTAAACCTGTAGCTCCACATTTATCAAAAAATAATAGAGTCTGGGTAGAAGTAGAGATACAAGATTATGAAACTTATAAAAGACCAGAAAATCAAGGTGGTTTATGGTGCTTAGCACAAAAAATGAAAATAATAAGAGAATTAGAAATTAATAACAACATAAATTAATTATTTGTATAATATATTAAAATTTAATATGATAAGAACAATTGTTGAGGAAAGTCAAAGAAATATAGCTATAATGGATGTTTTCTCAAAATTAATACAGGAAAGAATTATTTTTATAGATTCAACTATCGATTCTGAATTAGCTAATGGAGTAATTGCTCAAATGTTATATTTAGATTCATTAAGTCATGAAGAACCTATCAGTGTTTATATAAATTCTGATGGCGGGTCTGTATATGATGGATTGGCTATTTACGATACTTCTGAAATTATTAAATGTCCAATAAAAACATTTTGTGTTGGATTAGCAGCTTCTATGGGTGCTATATTAATGTTGATGGGAAAAGAACGTTATGCAACAAAGAGGTCTCGTTTAATGTTACATCAAGTATCAGGAGGTGTGATAGGAACTGCAGAGGAAATTCGTATTACAAATGAGGAAACTCAAAAAGTAGAAAAAACTTTATATGATATTATAGAATCAAAAACTAAATTAACAAAAGTTAATAAATTATTAAAAAATGATACATGGTTTTCGGCAGAAGAAGCTTTAAAGGTTGGGTTAATAACAGATATTCTATAACAAAACTAGAAAAAAATATTATTGCTTTACAAAAAGAAATTTTCGAGAAAATTCGTTATATAAATTCTGGTGGATGCATACATTTTGCTTATTATATGGCAAAAAAACTAGAGAAGTTGAACATTCCTTATAATATAATATTTATAGATATGACATCTATAGTGACGAATCTAGACTGCTTTAAAGCTGTAGATCATGTTGTTGTATATGTAAAAGGAATTGGTTTTTTCGATGGAACAGTTTTATGGAAAAATAAATCAGAATTTATTGCACGATATGACGGTTATTATATTACAACAGTATCAAATATTAGATCAGATGATTTAAAGGTTTTAACTGACTATAATTTTGGTTGGAATAAATTGTATAAGATAGAAAATAATATTTTATTAGAACAGTTAATAGATAAGCATTTAAAATAAATTTAAATTATTATAAAATGAATAGAAAACTTGAATTAGTTTCCGAAACGATTGGAGAATTATTAGTAAAACAACTAGCACATGAATTAAAAAATTATAATTTGTATATGAGTTTTGCTAATTATTTTGGAGTTGAAGGAATAGATGATTTAAAAATTTATTATGAAAAAAGAGCCAATGAAGAATTAAATCATCATAAATGGATTTATGATTATTTAACAGAGGCAGATTATAAATTTATATATCCTGTAGTTATACAGAATGACGCACAAATAGAAGATTATATAACTCCATTCAAAGCTACTATAGATAGAGAAATTCAAACAACACATTTTATTTATACTATTTATAAAGCTGCACAAACTGAAGGAGATATAATGACTGTAGTATGGCTTGAAAACTTATTAATAAGAGAGCAAATTGAAGAAGAAAATATAAGTAGACAAGCCCTAACAATCATAGAAGAAGAATCAGATATATATGAAAGAGCAGAACAAATTTTAAATTTATTAGAATAATGTATGCAATATTTAATAAAAACGGTGATCTATTAGATGTAACTGATTTTGAATCTCAGGATGAAATTGATGAATATTTGCAAAAAAATCCAGAACATATAATTAGATCAGATGAAGATCTGCTATTCTTAAAAAACAATTCATACTTTGAAGATGGTGATTTGTTTTATGATGATGATCTTTAAACCTAATGACTGAAAGTATTAAGGAAGTAAAATTAATAGCAAAAAGAGATGATACTTACACTGTCTATGTTTTTCAAGATATATACACAAAAGAATATATTATGTGTACAAGGTTGCCTGATTGGCAGACTCCTGAAGTTGACATAGGCAGTGTTGGGTATCTAAAATATGTAGATGTGATGGCTGGAGAACAATATGTTACATCATCATTAGAAACCTTTTATTATAGGTTTACTAATTGTTATTTCATAGATTTTTTGCATAAAATAGATAATGATGAACATGTAAAAATAATAATATAGGTAAGATGGATAAAAAAGAACAACTTACTGCGTATATTTGGAAAGGCGCCAAATTAGTTGATGCAGATGGTAATATTGTACAAGAATCTAAAAAATTAATAGATATGTCAGAAGATGAACTAAATATTTGTTATAGTCATTGCAAAACAATGCTATTCAATCAGGATCCACAAAATCCTGGAAGATATTTAGTTTTAAAAATGATTGCAGAACAAAAAGATAAACTTGGTACAGAATTATTTTTAAGATATATAGAACAAAATTATAATTTTACCAGATTTACTTTATTAACTTCAATAAATGAATTTTTAAACAATAATAAAGAACTTGCAAAAAGTTGTAAACTAACTATTGCAGAAGCAATTCCAAGTGCACCAACAGAATATCTAAAAATTCCTCTTTCTCTGATTATTGATGGTTGTTTAGATAGACTTGGTACTTTTGATAAGAGTAAAATAACACGTACTTTTATTTTAAAACAGGGTATTTGGCTTACACCAACTGAAGCAAAAGAAATTTTTACTGATATTGATCCAAGTGTAAATAAGTTAGATGTATTAAGAGAAAGGTTAAATTTAAAAGAACATGAAAGATTGTATCTAAATTCTAAAGGTTTAAATTACACACAAATGCGTGCAATGTTAACGTTAAGACCAAATAAGAAATATTCTGATTTAACTACTGTTCAATTAGAAACTTTAAGATACAGACTTTTATTTAATTTAGAGGAAGAAATTCAACAACATATAAATTCATGGGAGGAAAGAATGAAACAAATAGAAGAGATTGCAGAATATAAAAACATTAAATTATAAGAAAATGAAATTTTTTGTGGATTATAAATGTACAGTTTGGCAAAGAGTTTTTTATGAGGCAGATGTAAATAGTAAAGAAGAATTAATTAAAAAATATGGTGAAAACATTATAAATACATTTAAAGATGGTGAGCCTACATCTGATTGTGAATTAATTGATTCTACAATATTATTTGATACTGTAATGCCTATACTTCCAGAAGATAATCAGGGAAATCCAACTGTTGAGATATATGATATGGAAGGTAATTTACTTATGGATAATGTCAATAATACATCTTATAAATAATAAAGGAACTTCCACAATCTCACTTGAAGAATCTATTAAAATTCTTGATAATCTTGATGAAATAAGTCTTGATACAGAAACTACTGGTTTGGATCCACACACAAAAAAATTATTATTACTTCAATTAGGTAATTATGATGTACAATTATTGTATGATATAGAAAGTTTTAATTATAAAATTCCAGAACAATTAAAAAAATTTCTAAATACAACCAAATCGTTATTTATTATACAAAATGCTAAATTTGATTTAAAATTTTTATTCAAGCAAGGAGTGATTATTAAAAAAGTTTTTGATACTTTTTTAGCTGAAACAATTATAACTATTGGAGAAAAATTTTATGAAAAGAGCCTTAAAGCATTAGCGGAAAAATACTGCAATGTGACATTGGATAAGACTGTAAGAGGAAAAATTATAAAAGACGGTTTGACTGATGAAGTTTTACTTTATGGAGCGAATGATATTAAATATTTACAGCAAATTAAAGAAAGACAAGTTCAAACAGCAAAAAAATTAAATTTAATCAATGCAATTAATTTGGATAATAATTTTGTTATAGTTTTAGCCTACGTTGAATTCTGTGGTATTAAATTAGATTATAATAAATGGCGAATTAAAGTTAATAATGATTTACAAATATTAAAAAATGCAGAAAGTAAATTAAATAGTTATGTTATAGAGAATGGATATAAAGTATGTGCACAACACAATTTATTTTCTACAGAATTGGATGTTGAAATTAATTGGACTTCTCCACAACAAGTAACTAAAATATTTAATTTTTTTGGTATTAATACAACAGTTACAGAACATGGAGAGATTAAATATTCAATTTCTAAAAATGTGTTAGAATCACAAGCAAGAGATTTTGAATTAGTTAGACTGTATCTAGAGTATAAAAAAGCTGAAACAAATGTAACAAAATTTGGTTATAAGTGGAAAGAATATATTAATCCTGTTACAGGAAGAATACATACTTCTTATAAACAAATTTTAAATACTGGTAGAATTTCAAGTGGAGATAGAAACGATAATGCTCCAAATTTACAAAACTTAAGTTCTGATAATTTAACTAGAAGTTGTTTTATACCAGAAAATGGTAATCTACTAATAGATGCAGATTATCACGCACAGGAACAAATAATTCTAGCTAATTTTTCACAGGAGCCTAATTTACTTCGTTTTTATGAAAGAGGTTTTACTGATATTCATTCTTATGTTACATTTTTAATGTATCCAGAAGCGAGGAGGTGTAGTTTAGAGGATTTAACTCCAAAAGAGCTAGATTATATAAAAGAAACCTTTCCACAACTAAGAAAAAAAGCCAAATCCGCTGGATTTGCGATAAATTACGGCGGAAATGGCCTAACAATTGCAGCAAGATGTAATATAAGTAAAGATGAGGGTGAATATGTATATATAACTTACTTTCATGCTTTTCCAAAATTAAAGGAATATTTTGATTATGTTACGTCTAAAACATTAAATAGTGGATATATTACCTTCAATAATATTACTGGTAGAAAATTCTTTTTTAACATTAAAGAAAATCCTTATTATCAGTATAAAGAAACTCATAATGAAAAATTAAGAAGATCAGCAGATCAGATAAGGTCTCAAATAGCCAGATATTCACAGAATTATCCTATACAAGGTACTGCTGCGGATATTACAAAATTTGCTGGTATTTTACTATTTAAACAGATACTTGATCATAATCTATTTAATGTAGTAAAAATAATTAATTTGGTTCATGATGAAATATTAATTGAAGTTCCACAAGAAATGTCTGAAGAATGGAAAGAAATATTAATAAATTGTATGGAAAAAGCAGGTAATTTATTTTGCAAAATTTTTCCTTTACATGCAGAAGCATTAATTGGAAATTATTGGATACACTAATGAATAGAACAGAAAGACAAAATCTTGGAATACAGAAATGGATAAATGCTGGTTGCAGGGGAACTTTAGAGTGGACTACTGGAACTGGAAAAACTTATGCAGCCTTAACTGCAATAAAGAGTTTTCTCACTACAAATAAAAATAAAATAATAACTGTAATTGTTCCTACAGAAAATTTAAAAGTACAATGGTTGGATAAATTAACAAAATATAATTTATTTCAATATGTTAATGTAGAGATTATCAATTCAGCTATTAAAAGAAATGATAAAATAAATTTTATTATTTTAGATGAAGTTCATAAAATACCTACTAATACTGCAATAAGCATTTTTAAAAAAAGAAATCCAGATTTAATTTTAGGGCTTTCTGCTACGTTTAATAGGTTAGATGGAAGACATATATGGTTAAATGATTTATGTCCTGTTATAGATACTATTTCTGTAAAAGAAGCAGTTGAAAATAACTGGTTATCTACTTATAGAGAATATAAAGTTTTAATTGAACCTGACGACATAGAAGTATTTAATGATTATAGTTTAAAATTTACAGAAGCTTTTTCTATTTTTAATTTTGATTTTAAGTTAGCAATGAATTGTGTTACAGATATTGTTGAAAGACGAAAATATGCTAAAATGCTAGGAATAACACAATCAGAAATGACTGCTATAACTTTTTTATGGAAAAATATGTTACATGAAAGAAAAGCATATATAGCAAACCATCCTAAAAAATTAGAAATAGCCAGGAAGATTATACAAAATAGACCTACAAGTAAGATAATAACTTTTTCTTCAACTATTAAACAGGCAGAATTGATTGGATATGGAATAACTGTTCACTCTAAAAAAACAAAACTACAAAATAGAATTCTGATTAATGATTTTATAAGTAAACCAAGCGGTGTCATAAACACAGCAAAGTCACTTGATGAGGGAATAGATATTCCAGATTTAGATGTTGCAATTATATTATCTAATACTTCTTCAAAAACACAAAAAACTCAAAGAATTGGTAGAGTTATCCGTTATGAAGAAAACAAAGTAGCAGAAATATTTAATTTAATATTAAAAGGAACTAATGAAGAAAATTGGTTTCAAAAATCTACTGTTAATCAAAAATTTATAGAAATTAATGAAAAAGAATTGGAAGATGTTTTACTTTATATTCCGACTTATAAAATTGAACAAGAAGGAAAAGACTTAGATTCATTATTTATTTATTAAAAATAGATAATATATTTATATCTATATTACCTCTTTATAAAAGACTATAAAAGTTTATAAGAGAGCTGGGTACAAAGTTTTTATATATATGATTAAAAATAATTTATCTTTTGAAGAAGAAATATCCATAATGATTCATTATGATATAAGTCCTAATGAGTTATTTATACTGAGATTGTTGATGTTGGCAAAAGATGGAGATACTTCATTAATAAAAAGATATATTACTAATGTACCTTCTGGAAAGAAAATACTTATAGATTGTTTAGATACATTAAAAAACAAAAAAATAATATCCTCTTCATTTAATCTACCAGAAGAGGGGGAAACATTAAGTTTAACAACAGTACCTATTAATAAGAATTTTATTAAGACTTTTATAAGAGAGGCCAATCAAATAGGCAAAGAGTTTTTTGATGCATATCCTCCATTTATTTATATTAATGGAAAAATGACGCCAATTAGAAACTTTGCAAAAGCAGGTTTATATACCTTTGATGAATTTTGTTTGTTTTATGCTAAGACTATAAAAGATTCTGCTGTTACACATGAAAGAATATTGGAAGATTTACAATTCGCTAAAGAAAATAATTTAATTTCTTTCTCAATATTAGAATTTTTAGCTTCTCATAAGTGGGAAGAAATTGAATATATTAGAAATAGTGGAGAGATAAATGGATATAACAATACAGAATTAATCTAATGGATTATATAAAAGATTTTATTGATAATGTCAATAATGGTAAGAAAGGAAAAAATGTTGGTATATCTACTGGATTAAATAAATTAGACAATTTAATTTATGGAATTCAAAAGAAATATTTATATTTAATTGGATCAGATTCTGGGGCGGGTAAAAGTTCTTTTGTAATTGATATTTTTCTTTATAATCTATTTAAAAATAATAAAAACAACAAAATAGAAATATTACTATATTCGTTTGAAATGGATGTAAATGTAATATTTGCAAAATTATCCTCTCTTTACATTTATGATACATATCATGTAGTTATTAATTATGGAGACATTTTATCTCTAAGTAGTCCAATTAATGATTTGTATTATAGTTATGTATTAAACAGTGTTGAATGGATAAAAACAATAGTAAATCATATTACTATTTATGATAAACCACTTTCACCAACTGCTATATATGGAACTTGTAAGGAATGGTTAAGTAAATTTGGTGAATTTATTAGACTTGGCGAGCATAAAGAAGATTATATAGAAAAAGATTCAGATATTTATAAAATAGTTATAATAGACCACCTAGGCTTAATTAGTGGGCCTGAATCAAAAAAACAAAAGATGGATACCGTTTCTGATTATTTTATTTACTTTAGAAATAAATGTAAAATAACTGGTGTATTTATACAACAATTAAATAGAAATTCAAAGTCTGTTGAACGAAAAACTAATGGATATGAACTTTTGGATAATGCAGATTTAAGTGATTCTTCTGTTCCCGCACAGGCAGCAGAAACAATTCTTTTATTATATTATCCTTATAGAGAAAAAATACCTAGAGTAGAAGGGTATCCAATACAAAATGTTTTAAAACATAAGTTTAGATTATTACAATGCACTAAAAATAGATTTGGACAAGCAGATAAGAATATAGGATTGGTTTTTCATGGAGAGATAGGCCTCTTCAAAGAATTACCAAAACCAGAAGATATAAGTGATTATAGTAAATATATTATGTTATAAAAATATGGAACTACCAAAAGTAAAAATACCAGCAGAACATAAAGATCCTAAATATTTAATAATGTTTGGCTTGCCAAAAGTTGGTAAAACAACTATAGTAGCTCAATTACCAAAATGTCTAATAGTAGATTTAGAAAAAGGTTCTACTTATGTAGAGGCTTATAAAGTAAAAGCTTCTAATTATGTAGAATTGTTTGAAATAGCCAAAGCATTAAGAGCAAATCCAGGACAATATAATTTTGTAGCTCTTGATACAGTAACTGCTTTGGAAGATATAGCTTTACCATATGCAAATAAATTATATAGAAATACTCCTATGGGTGTAAATTTTGACCCAAAAGAAAATATTTTAAAACTTCCAAATGGAGCTGGATATTTATATTTTAGACAGGCTATGGAAGAAATAATTGGTTGGTTTACTAATGCTGTACAGAATGTTATATTAATAGGACACGTTAAAGAAAAATCTTTAAATGAAAAAGGAACTGAAATGAATGTTATAGACCTAGATGTAACTGGAAAAATGGGAAGAATATTATCTTCTCTTTCAGATGCTATTTGTTATGTCTATAGAGATCCAGAAACAAATGAGTTATATGCTAATTTTGGGACAAGTGCTTCAGTCTTATCTGGTTCAAGATTAGATAACCTTTCTGGTCAAACAATTCTTCTATCTAAAAAAGAAAAAGATGGTACAATTAAAACTTATTGGGAAAATATTTATCCATCTTTAAAAGATAACAAAAAGGAATAATATTATTTATAAAAATTAAGATAAAATGTTAAAATTAATAACAATTACAATGCAATTAGATACTTTAACACAAAAAATATCTAATATAAGAACAACGATCAAAGATATAAACACAATTATAGAATCTGATCCTATTGCTATTTTAAATGAAAACACATTGGAATTCAATCAGGTCGCTTTAGAATTATTAGGTGCGGTTCCAGGAGACAGAATTGAAATAGCATGGGTCTATATTGAAAATAAATTCAAACCTGTTGTATTTAAGTCTGAAACACGAGGAAATTTATTATCTAAAAATAATAGAATAATTTGTAAGGGAACAACTTCAAAGGATTTAGGTAAAATAGCAAATAAATTTTATATTGTTCCATTTGAAGATATGTTTCTTCTTGTTACTGAAGATGAATATAGTTTTCCAGAAAGTGATGATCTAAATGATTTAACTAAAATTGATTTGGAAAACTATAATATAAATAATTTAGATGATGATAATTTTCAGATAAATATGCTAGACTCTAAAATTTAAAAAGTATGAATTTTTCATTTGACATTACTGCAAAAGCATCACAAAATTTAACACAACAAAGATTGCCTGGAAATGCTGTACACAAAGTAACTTTTGTAAAATGTGAAGCAGTAGATATACCTGGGGTTAAACATCCTGGAGAAGTTTATAAAGTATTAAGATTTAGATTTGAAAATGAAAATGGTTATTTTGAACACACTGTTTTTGAACCGAAGGAGGGAGACGACCAAAGAAAAAGTATAACTGTTCGTGATAAAAATGGTAATATGAATGAAATCGAACAGTCATCTAATATTGAAAATATAATGTTACTTTTTAAACATATTATTGATGCTATTAATCCAGAAGTTGCCGCTAAAATAGATGCTGGAACTGCAAGTTTAAAAGCTTCAAATTGGGATGAGTTAAGAAATATAATGTGTAAGATTTTAAACCCAAAAGCAGGTACAGAAACAAATATTAAATTATTAAAAAATAATAATGGAGATGCAGTTTTTCCAAGTTATTTTACGAGGGTTGTAAAAACTGAAAAATATCCTAATGGTTTAGCAGTTATTAGGAATAATTTCATTGGAGATAAAATAGCTTTTACAGCTTATGAAATGGATCGTATTCAAAAACAAATAATAAAAGAAAAAGATACCGCTCCAAGTACTGTTTTTGAAGACACCCAAACAGATGATGCACCAGAATATTTATCTTTTGATGTAGATACATTATAATAATGAATTTTGAATTGGTTGTTTTACCTAAATTAACCAGAGAACTTTTATTGGAAAATAACACCCAGGAGACATATTTTGAACACTACCTGGGTGTTCCAATAAAAAAGGGCTTATTTAGAAGCCCTGCAATGATAAGAAAAGATATTAATCCAACTTGTGCTTTTTATAAAGATAAAAAAGGAAGATTAATCTATAAAGATTTTGCTGGGCCTACATTTGATTTTGTTGGCTGTGTAATGTATTTATATGGTTGTAATTACTATAATGCTTTAAAAATTATTGCAAATGATTTTAATATAATAAATTACACTAATTTAGAAAAACATCAACCAAAAATTCAATACACTAATACTGTATTAGAAAAGACTACAAGAGCTAAAATTTTTGTTACTATAAAAGATTTTACTACCGAAGAACTCGATTGGTGGAAATCTTTTGGTATTTCTTTATCAACTTTAAAAAAATTTAAAGTTTTTTCAATAGATGAGGTTTATCTTAATGGTGTATTTATAATAAAATCTACTACAAAAAATCCAATTTTTGGTTATTATGGTGGTCAGACAAAAGAAAAAGATTATTTATGGCGTTTATATATGCCAAACAAAATAAAAAATAGATTTATAAGTAACTGGCCAGCAAGTATGATACAGGGTATAAAGCAATTACCTAAAAATGGTAATTATATTATTATTACTAAATCTCTAAAAGATGTTATGTCTTTATTTGAATTTGGAATTCCAGCTATAGCTCCTAATACAGAAAATATTTTTCTTACTGAAAAACAGTATGAAAAGTTAAAATTAAGATTTAACGATATATATCTATTATATGATCGAGATCTTCCTGGTGTTAAAGCAGCACAGAAAATTAGAAAACAATTTAGTGATATAAAGGTATTATTAATGCCTGGATCGAAGGATTTTTCAGATTATGTAAAAAAATATGGCATTCTAAAAACTTTTAATTTAATAGAGTTATGGCAAAAAAGAACAAATCAATAAGACAAAATATTGGAAAATACTCTAAAAGAAAGGGAAGTTCTTATGAGAGACAAATAGCAAAAGAATTAAGAGAATTAACTGGTAATGAAAATATAACGACTAGTAGGGCTTCTAATAAAAAATTAGATAGTATGAAAATTGATATACATGATGAAGATAATATTCTTCCATGTTATATACAAACAAAAAAGACACAGTCAACGCCACAAATTAAAAAAATAAATACAGAAGTTGGTAAAATTGATAAACCTTTAGCAATCTTTTGGAATATACAAGAAAAAAAAGATGGTAATATAAATATTACATCTGCTGGCGAATATGTAATAATTTCAAAAGATTTTTTTTATAAGATTCTAAAACAAGTAATGAAAAAATAATATGAGGCAATTAAGAATTGCATTGGATATAGATGATACATTGTCTAATTTTTCTGAAGAATATGCTATATTTTGTAATGATCCGACATTAAAAAATATTACTAAAAATGTATATTATTTAAGGAATCATAAAAATTTTTGGGAAAATTTAAAAGTAATACATTATCCAGATTTTGTACCACACGTTTATTGTACCAGACGTATAAATTCAAAAAGATTTACAAAAAATTGGCTTTTAAAAAATAATCTTCCAGATAGACCAGTATATCAAATATATAGTCAAACTAAAAACAAAGCAGACGTCTTAAGGGGTAGATGCGATCTATTAATTGATGATGATTTTAATAATGTTTTACAGTGTATAAATTCTAATTTCCCAGCATTATTGATACATAGTCAGAGAAATAAAGATATATGCACACCTTATAAGATTTATGAATTGAAATATAAAGAAATAGAGAAAAAGTACGATGAGTTATTTAGAAATCATTTTAGATAGTATAAGATTTGAAAAAATATCTGATGAAGAATATTTTTCTGACAAATATAAGGATTATATTAGTAGCAGCCAATTAAAATTATTAGACCCAAGTAATGGAGGTTCTTTAGAAAAATTTCATTTAGGGTTACAACCTTTATCATCAGATTATATAGAATTGGGCAATGCAATACATTGTATGTTATTACAACCAGATTTTTATGAAATTTCTAATATAACTAAACCAGCTGGAAAACTTGGTAAATTTGCTGATAGAATGATAGAAATAAATGGAGTGACTGTGGATGACTATATTAGAGTTGCAAAAGAAATTGATTATTATTCTGGTAAATTAACAAAAAAACGCATTGAAAATATAGAAAATGAATATTTCTTTTATTGGCAACAAAGACGTGATGAACAAAAATCAGAAAAATGCAAAATTTATCTATCTAATAGTAATTTAAACAAATATAATAATTGTATAAATAACATAGATAAAGAAATATTAAATTTACTTAATTCTGAAGAAAATTATAATGAATTTGCTATCTTTGCAGATGTTAAGATAGTTATAGATGATAAAGAGGTAATTCTTAAATTAAAAGGAAAAATAGATAATTTAAGTATTGATGAAAAAAATGGTATAGCTACTCTAAATGATATAAAAACTACTAGTAATTCTATAGAATATTTTATGGAATCTTCTTTTAATAAATACAAATATTATAGACAGCTAAGTTTTTATTTATGGCTTTTATCTTCTTATTTTAAGAAGATTGGTAAAAGTTATATTTTTAATATCAATATTATAGCAATAGAAACAGTACCGAATTTTTCATCTAAAATAATAAAGGTTAATAAACACCAGATCGATAGAGGAATAGATGAAATAAAAACTTTGTTATTAACTTTAGGAAATGAATACATTTCTAAACAAACAAATTAATGAAATTAATGAATTAAGCTATAATGAAAAGTATATAGTATATACTAAATTTTTTTCTTTGGGATGCTTTGCCTCTGAAGAATTAAATGATAAATTAGCGCTTATTTCATTATTAGCTTTAGTTACATATCAAGTTAAGAAAAAAAACACAGAAATTACTCCATTAAAAATATTAATGGATATAACTAAACAGAAACCAGATGATTCTGTGTACTATCAAATGCTCGAAGCACTTTCAATAATAACAGAAGATTTTATGTATGGATGTAGTAAATTTGATTCTTTTGGATTGAAAACATCAAGTGAGATAATACAAAAAATAAAAGAAATTTTAAGCACATGGACACCGTTTTAAACTCAAACAGAATATTATTTTTTGATGGTTATGATGTAATAGAAGAATATGAAAAAGAGGAAAAAGATACAATGATGTGGATTAAAGAAGATGATTTATTTAGACCAACAAATAAAATAGAATTAAAAAATACTTTAGAACCTGGACTATATTCAATAGATTATAGTAGAGATCTTGGATATTATTGTATTAAAAAGGAAATAAAATCTGATGAATTATTTATTTTTTCAAATACTATAATTGATAGTTTGCTTAAAGAAATAGAAACTTTTTGGAATCGTGAGCAGATTTATAAAGATAAGCATTTAGTACATAAACGTGGTATTTTGTTACAAGGACTCCCTGGAACAGGAAAAACTTCGATAGTTTCTATTATAATGTCACAAATCGTTAAGTCTGGTGGGGTCGTGTTTAAAATTGAGGATGCCAATGCACTTCCAACAGCTATCAAATTTATATCAAACCATTTTAGAAAAATACAACCAGATACTCCTATAATAACTATAATAGAAGAATTAGATACTTTTTTAGAAGTAAAAAATGAACTTCTTGATTTTTTAGATGGAAAAACACATATAGATCATCATCTTGTTTTAGCGACAACAAATAATTCTTCTGCTATACCAAACACCTTTCTTAGACCAAGTAGAATAGATTTAATTGTACAAGTTGACTTACCAGACGAAATAACAAGAGAAGAATATTTTAAATATAAAAATGTTCCAGAAGAAGATATGCAAAAACTTGTAAATGGGTCTTCTGGATGTTCTTTAGCAGATTTAAAAGAACTTTATATTTGTGTATATGTTTTAGGTTATGATATTCCGTCTGCTATAAATAAAGTTACGGCACCTAGAGTAAAAACAAATTATTTAACAGATCAAAGACAACAAAATAAATTGGGATTTTAAAATAAACTATATTTAATATGATAAAGTACGCAAAAGGTTATACAAAGTTAGAAGCCTATAATTCTACTGAATTTACTGTGCCATTTTCAAAATTAAAAAATGCTACTATGGCATGGAAAAAAGCTGGTTCTCCACTTGATAAGATTGAATTAAATAACTTTTTTAAAGAATATACTGAAAATCATAAGTTATTAGGAGCTTATATTGTATTACAAACAAGTTCTCCAGATTTAAGAAAAAGTCCTTATACTATTATTACTGAAAAAAATTCGGGACGTAGAACATTTAAAAAAGTTTATTTAATTGTAGAAGCTGAATTTGATATAGATACTAAAAGAGAAAATTTGATAGAAGTAAAAAATCTGGGTGCCGTTTGCGGTGAAGCCTATCAACAAAAAGATGCTTTAATAATATTAAAAAATTTAGTTGCTGACACTAAAAAAGATTATGTTATTGTTGTAGCAAAAAAAGTATCTTCTGGTAATAGATTTGCTGGTTTTGGATTATATACTCCATCTAAAAATGCTAAAGAAGGTACATTTTTGTTTTATGTCCAAGAGTAAAGAAATATAATAAATGATGGAAAACGAATCATTTGAAAAAAGATCTCAAATTATATTTGAAAGAAGTGATACAGACAAAATAAATGTAAATGGAGAATTAATTGGTAAGATAATTGGTTATAGGTTTCATATCTTAATAAGAGATAAAGCACCATTAGATGGAATTTTAAGTAGAGAAGATGTAGAACTGATTTATGAACTTTATTCTTCTGAAGGTGCAAATTTAACTCAAAGAGAAGTTGCAAGATATTTTCCAAAATATACTTTTCAAGAATTTAAAAGAATATTAAGAGCTTTTAATATAACAAAAGCATGTTCTCCAATAGCGCCACATCAATTTGAAGAAAGAGATGTTGAAGATTTAATTACAATTACTTTACAAAATAAAGAAAATAATTATCTTCGTAGAATAGAACATGAGAGAAATAGGTTAATAGAAGCAAAGTTTAAAGAAACTTTAAAGAAATATGATGACCTTAGAAAAGAAGTTGAAGATTTTAAATGTTTTTTATCAGATATAAATATTGAATTTGATTTAAAAATCCCAATAGCACATCCAGATAATCCAACAGACAATACTTTATTAGTATATTTAAGTGATATGCATATAGGAGCTGATGTTTCAAAATATTCTATTTATAGTAATGAATATAATGAAAAGGTTGTTATGCATAGAATGGAACAAGTTATAAATAGAATATATGAATTGGCTATTAAATTTAAATGCAGTAATATAATTGTATGTAATTTAGGAGATTCCCTGGATGGATATAATGCTGAAACAACTCGTGGTGGACATATATTACCACAAAATATGGATAATAAGGATCAATTTAAAAACTTTCTTCAAGTTATGATTGAATTATTTTCTTCTTTATCTACTTGTGGAATATTTCAATCAATTCAATATGTTGTTGTAGATGGCGGAAATCATAAAAATATTATTAAATTTAATAATATTAATTGTGCTCTTGAAAAGAAATTTTCAAGTGAAACAGAGTTAATTGCTGGAAAGCCTGAAATGGTAATCAGCAGCCAAGCTTAAACAGAAATGTTTTTGAAGGTTCAACGACTATCCCTGAAATGGGAGTACACTGTAAGTACAGTGGAAATGCTCTGCCCTTAACATGTAAAGATGAAGGTGAAGATATAGTCTGTTCTTATACGAATAGTAAGTATAAGCTGTAAATAAAATTACGAATATAGAGTAACGACCTATATTGAACACAAAAGGACGGTGACGTGGGATATATTGCCAATAAAGCATTAATTGCAAGTCTGGAAGTTTTAAATCCACAAATTAAATCTATCATATTTGATAAATTTATTGATTTCTTTACTGTAAATAAACATACATTTATTTTATGCCATGGCAAAGATGCTGTTGATATGTTTAAAA